ATGGCGAGGACTATGTCATTGCTTTTGCACGTGGACACCTGTTTGAGCTGAAACAGCCTGTGGATCAGGTGGTTCCGTCGAAGCGCACGCAGTACGCCTCATGGGCACTGAGTGATCTTCCGTGGGATCTGAATGATCTCGCGTTTGAGCGAGAGAAGAAGGATGGGGTGTCGAAGCTTCTGTCCGACATCCGTACGGCGTTCCGTTCCTGCGATGAGATTTGTGTGGCGTGTGACGTAGATCCTAGTGGCGAGGGGTTTCTACTCGCTTGGGAAATCATTGCTGCCCTCGGACTGAACACAAAGCCGATCTCGCGCATGTATTTCACTGACGAGTCTCCGAAGTCGATTCAGAAGGCGTTTGTTGCTCGTAAGAGGGTTACCTCGGCGGACGATCACGACGAGTACCGTATGGCGTGGCTGCGATCAAGGTGGGATTTCCTCTCCATGCAGTGGACCCGAGTCGCATCCCAGCTTGCAGGACAGCGTACTGTCCTGCGTCAGGGTCGACTGAAGTCGGCCATGACTGTGCTCGTTGGTGATCAGTTGAAGGCCCATAAGTCGTGGAAGAAGGTGCCGTTCTACGAGCCCCGATTCCGCGATGAGAATGGCGTGATGTACTCGGACCCTGATGCGCAGCGACATGCCAAGGAAAGTGATGTCGATCTGAGTGGTCTTCATGCATCGAGCGTGACGGTGGACTCTAAGACCATGAAGCGATCTGGTCCACCCAGGATGCTGGATCTGGCTGGTCTGTCAGCACTCCTGAGTGCTAAGGGTGTGAAGGCGGCGGACGTGCTGAAAATCTATCAAAAAATGTACGAGGCCCAAGTCGTCAGCTACCCACGAACCGAAGATAAGCACGTCACCAAGGAGCAATTCGCGGAGCTTGTTAGCAACGCGCCTGCGATCGCACGTGCTGTTGGTATCGATCCAGCTCTGCTGACGCACACTGCTGTCAGGTCGACGCATGTGAAGGACTCAGGCGCACACGGTGCAAACCGTCCTGGTCCGAACATCCCGTCTTCTCTTGCAGAGGTGGAGTCAAAGTACGGCAAGACCGGCGCGATGATCTATGAGCTGCTCGCTCGTTCGGCTCTAGCTGTGCTCGCGGAAGATTACGAGTACGAGGCTCAGAAGGGTCACGTCACAGATTTCCCCGCGTATGTCGGATCGTGTTCCGTTCCTAAGAAGCAGGGCTGGAAGGTCGTTCTCGGCGATGCATCAATGGCAGATGATGATGATGAGAACGACGTGACTGGTCTCGGTACTAAGGCACAGCCTTTTGTTCATGAAGGTGTGCCGTCTCAACCTGTCGCACCCACTGTTAAGTGGCTCATGAAGCAACTGGAGCGGCGCGATGTGGGCACTGGTGCAACGCGCACGAGTACTTTTGCTGAGGTGTCGAGTTCTAAGTCTCGTTATCCACTTATGAGCGAGACGCGAGGCAAGATTGATCTCACCGAAACAGGCGAGATCAGCTACCGCCTGCTACCGGGGACACATATTGGTGATCTGGCGATCACAGAGCGTGTGTTCTCTGACATGAAGGCTGTGGCGAAAGGTGAAAAGCAAGCAGATGATGTCCTGGCTGAGGTGGCTAGGCTCGTAACCGATGATATTGCCGTGATGACGGCGAACGCTCAAACGATGAGAAAGGATTTAGGAATGGGCGACTACGTGGAAAAGGAATATTTCGAGGGAACGTGGGATAAGACTGGTGCGCACGTGCGGTTTAACCGTACGTGGAGCGGTCACCGTTTCACCGATCAGGAGTGCATGGATCTTCTGGCCGGTAAGGATATTGAGATTACTGCAACGTCCAAGAGGACGGGAGATGACTTCACTGTTATCGGTTCGTTTGGAGAATATGAATTTGAGGGCCGTAAGTGCATTGGCTTTATTCCTGATTTCACCAAGCCGACCTCTGCTGCAAAGCGTGGTGTTGCCCCTAAGTCGATGCTCGGCGTGAAGCTCACCGACGAACAGCGAGAAAAGATCGAGGCTGGGGAAAAGGTCTTGGTCAAGGGCATGAAGTCCAAGAAGTCTGGTAAGAACTTTGATGCCTACTTGTTCTTGGAAGACAAGCCGGATGGCACTCGCGGAATCGCGTTCTCGTTTGATGCGTGAGTCGATTTAGGTGTGAGAAAGGAGAGCGCGACGTATGGCGAAAGATCGGTACTCAGTACCTGTGTCGCTCGATCGGTCGATTCTCGATCATGAGATCAACCTGTCGAACAAGTCGTTTCAGGTCAAACCCTTGCCCATGAAGGTGATCTTTACCTACCTGGGAAGCGCGATCGTGCTCATGTGGGTATTGACGAGTACACCGCTTAAGGGTGCGAACTTTGGATTGCTCGCGCTCATCACCCTGTGGTGGATTGCGGCGACAGTCTATTTCGCCGCATACTCGAAGACGAAGGAGATGCGAGGGAGCCAGCTTTCCGCTTTGTTCGACTATCTCCCGAAGACGTCACGCCGGGTGGTCACTCGGTCGGATTCTCGCACGGGACCATTCTTGTCCGTCGTCGGCATTAAGGATGTTGATCAGGATACAGGTCTGATCACGTACGTTGATGGCATGGTTGGACAAGCCTATAGCGTCGTTGGATCAGCCTCGCGCCTGCTCTTCGATCAAGATCGGGACGCGATCTTGAACAGGAACGATCGGTTCTACCGTAAGTTGGAACCGGGTGTGGAATGGGTGTTTATCACCACGAAGGAACCGCAACGCGTGTATGCTCAGGTGGCTGCGCTGGAAAAGCGTAACCAAGCCCTGCCTCTAGAGGCTCGTGACCCTGAGCTGGTGGCACTGATGGATGAGCAGTATGAGTCACTGCGCTCATACGTTGGATCGAGCTTTTTCAGCATCCATCAGTACCTGATCCTCATCGCTCGAAACGAGGAAGAGTTGCGTAAGGCGCACAACCTGCTCGATTCAGAGACGGCGGACTCGTCGCTGATGTTTAAGCAGGTGTCGATGCTCACCTATGATGAGACGATCGATCTCCTGGCAACTCACTATGGGCCGGTAGCGATGACGAAATAGTCACGTGAATTGTTACCTGGCGCACCCCTGAATGACAGTGTTCAGGGGTGCGTTTCTTTTGGCTTTCCTGTAGAATATATTGAGTAACCACTATAATCGAGTTGTTCAACATGAGGGAAAGGAGTGGCATTGGCGAAGGGTAAAGCGCAGGCTGTACAGACTGGGGCGGTTGATACCTCAGTATGGGGCGGGGCCGCACAGCGTGTACGCGAAGTGAGTGAAACCCATGCAGCGTCCGAGGCGCGCGATAGGGCCGAATCGAGCGAGCGTGCCTTGAAGGGCATGTCGCGTAAGGAGCGTAGGGCGTTCTTTTCACGAGCAAATAATGGACAGGTGAGGGACTATGCTCACCTCCTGGCTGTGAAACCTAGACAGGGCTACGTGTTCCATTCCGACTATTTCGAGATTGACGGTGAAGTCGGATGTATTCTGAGCTATTTCCATGACGAGAGCGCTCGCGATGAGCTGCCGCCGTTTTGGGGCGTGAATCTCATTCCGTATCTTCCTCAGAACGTGACGGCTATTCTCCTGGAACAAGTCTCTCGCGTGACTGAATCGTGGCTGACGAACAAGATCAAAGAGTCCGAGCGTCTTGACCGCCTCGATAGCCAAGAGCAGAGTGAGAATGGAACAAAGTCAACGCGTCGTAAGGCGTCGAAGGTCTCTGCTGACATCGAACAGGTGATCGACGAGATTCAAGACGGAGCCGCGTATCTGTCCGTGCATTACCGCATCTTGCTCAAAGCCCCTTCCCTAGAGGTGCTCGATGACGTGATCGATGACTTGCGACGCAAATACATCGACGCTGTGGGCAATTTGTCGATCGCTGGTCACCACGGTCTCCAGCGCCAGGAGCTTGCAACGCTCTTTTCCCCGAACGCCTCGAAGAAGGGTAAAGGCTTTCACTTCACCTCGACTGAACTGGCTGGCGCTTTCAACCTCGTCACCAACGGTTTGAACGACCGGGGCGGCGAGTTCGTCGGCTACATGGTGGGTGACGTCAATAACTCGGGCGTGCTCATGGACGTGGACGCGTACAAGCACCACGTCGTGGTTGCTGACGATGATAAGTCTCGCGCTCAAGCTATGGGGAATGCTCAGGTTGCTGATATGTGGGCATCGAAGATTTCTCAAGCAGCACTCATCAATAACAAGCGCGTGGTTCATATCATCCTTGATGGCGCTGATCTCACCGGCGTTCTTGGACCTCGCATGGAGACGATCACTGCTCGCATTGATATGTCTCAAGGCGATGTCAACCCCTTTGAGGTGTTTGGTGAACGTAAGGATCAGCTGTCGCTGTTTTCAACGCATTTGGAGAAACTCGTGCTCATGACTGAGCAGGCGTATGAACCAACCGATGCAGATCGTTCGATTATCAGAGCCTCGCTTAAAGACACGCTCACTCAGTTTTATGTTGATCAGGATATGTGGGTTCGCAACGCGAAGCATAATGTCGATCGTTTGCGTCTTGTGGGGATTCCTCATGACCAAGTCCCTCAGCTCAAGCTGTTCGTCACGTACCTGGATCAGCGCTATAAGGCGCTGACTGGTAAGTCGAACCGTGACGATGAGTTGCTCCATGCGTATTCTGTTCTTTCCGCTGTGTTCAAGGACATGCTTGATGCTAACGGTGACTTGTTCAATGTTGTGACGAAGGATGCAATTGACGGAGCACAACATGCTCGTCGCGTGATCTATGATTTCTCCTCTTTGATCAACCGTGGCAAAGGCGTGGCAATGGCCCAGCTTGTCAACGTACTAGCGTTTGCGGCTTCTGCGCTTGGTGAAGGGGATACGCTCATCGTTCACGGAGCAGAACTGATCGACGAGGGCGTCAAGCCCTACGTCACTGATCAGTTCGAGCGACTGTACCGCCGTAATGCACGTGTAGCCTTGTGCTACAACGGCGTGAAGGCGATGCTCGATGACTCGGAGTTCAACCACTTTGACGAAGCTGATTGGACGGCTCTGGGAGCCATGAGTGATGCTCTGGTTCCGGTCTACGAGAAGAAGCTCGCCAAGCGGATCCCTGTTGATATGACGAAGGTCATTACTCGCCGAGGCGAGGGGCTGACCTTTTTGCGACGCGGGACTGTTAACGTGGTGTTTAAGCGCGATCTTGCACTCGGAGTCAATGCTCACGTGCGAGGGACTACGTATGATGGATCGGTTGCACCTGGCCGTAATCGTGGTGCTGTTATGAAGAAACGCGCAGGTGACCAGAAATGATGAGAACAAAGGATAGGAAAGGATTGTTGATGAAACATCGGAAGGAGATGGACGCTCACGTGCGCGGGAGCGTACGTGTGCTCACAGGGTTTACCCGCGTGATCACACTGATGGTTGCCGCTCTTGTTCTAGCCTTTGGTGTGACGATGATCGGCGGAAGTACTCACGCTGATCCAGGCAAAACAGAAAAGTATGATTTTTATACTCTGTCATCGAATGTCACCGCGTATTTCTCCGATGCCGTGAAGCCAGGGACAAAAACGGGTCTATCTAAGGATGAAGGGTGGACAACGATCGCCCAGAACCCAAGCGAAGGTGGGGATCTTGTTGGTTACGGCGATGATAATATCTCCAGTTTTACAGGTTGGCTAGTTTCTAAGACTACGGGGGCATCGAATACTATTGGTTACGATTCGCTCAAGGCTCGCGATGCGAATTCTGATGATTATGGAGGCGTTCTCGCCTACGCTCAGTATGGATCATTGCTCAGTGGGTTAGGTCTCGATTCTACGTCAACGGGTCTTGGTCTTCACCTGACGAACGTTTTCTTTGGCGGGATTATGGTTATGTTGTATCTGCTCGCCGGTGGTATCGACACGATTTTTTCTGCTGTTGCGTGGATCCTTGACCTGCTCAACCCGTTTAGAATGTTCTATCAAGCCGTGTCTGCATCGAGTTCTTCTCTGGCTGATGGAATGACGGATGGGCAAGGCGTTCCTGTGTGGATGCAAAGTCTAAGCACATGGGTGAGCGACTGGTATCAGGTTCTCGTTAATATGTCGTGGACAGTACTCATGCCGCTTTTCTTGGTCACGTTCGTTACTTCCGCTTTTTTGTGGAAGAAGGGTCAGGCACTCAGCGGTTTGAAGAAGCTGCTGGTACGTGTGGTGTTCCTCGCGTTTGGCTTGCCTCTTATCGGATCGCTATACACAGCGACACTGTCAACTATGAAAGACGCATCGGCTGGAGCCGGTATGGGTGCAACACGTGTTGTTATTTCAACGTTTGTCGACTTTGAGAATTGGGCGAAGAATAGCCGTCTTGCTGTACCTGATGGTGCGACGTTGGCATGGAATAATTTCACCCAAGCTCCTACAGGAGACTCTGTGAATAAGCTCCGCCAGACAACAGCAGCTATTAACCATATTGCTCATCCTGGTAATGAATTCAAGGATGTTTCTAGTTTGGGTGTTTCTAGCCTTGGTTCACTTACTGCCGAAGCTGCGAAAGCAGATGAATCAAGTATTGGTAATAGTGCTAAGACGTACGGCGCAACAATGGGTGTGTTGTTACGATATTTAACAGCTCAACGGTATGAGGCTTCGGATTTTGAGACGGCTGTTAAGGGTCAGCTTGGGAAGAACGCATCAGAGCCTACGACCGATGGTCAGTATGTTCAACAGTGTGCTACCACGTGGTTTAACGTTCAGGTCGATGGTTCCACCAAGCCTGATGCCTCTAGTGGTGGGTCATGTTCGACGGTTAAAGCCTCGGATAACCCTATCCTGAAAGTTAGGTCAGGTACCGGGCTTCAAGTTGATTCTAGCGGTAAGTTTTCAACCCAAGGCACTTCTAGCCCCGAGAATAAAGTGGTGTTGGGTAAGCAGCCACAGGGAGCAAATCTGTCACCTCTGTCGATGTACAACTATCTGAACACCTCGTTCGATAAGAACGCATTGACTGTGTACTCGTCGAGTAATGCTGTGTCACAAGCAACTCGTGAGTATCATGCATCGGTGAACCTTGTGGGATCTTCTGGTGTGAACTGGCTCTACTGGCTTAATGCATCGACGACTCTTTTCTGCTTCGTCGTGCTCGGTCTGGGCTACGCCCTTGGTATGCTCACGGGAGCTGTGAGGAACACGATGCGTATTATTACGGCGGTTCCGTTTGCGACCCTTGGTTCTTTGGCAGCTATCGCCAAGGTGTTGATCTACACCTTTACGATGATCACTGAGATTATCGGTACCATGTTCATCTATCGACTGGTTCAAGAGTTCATCGTGTCGGTTCCCAGCATCTTCGAGGGTGGGTTGGAACATATGTACAACTCCCTCGGTGGATTCGGTGATTATCTGCGCAATAGTGGTTATGTCACGTTGTTTACAGCGATTGTGACAACTGTTGTTCTGCTCCTTTTGACCGTGAAGATGATGCACTTCAGGGGTGCCTTCGTTAAGGGTCTGAATGAGGCCGTGACGAAGATTGTTGATAAGTTCCTCGATGTGAATGTTTTGCCACCGGGTGGGGGCGTCAAGGGTATGCCGTTGATGAGCGGTGTTGGAGCAGGTGTTGGTTCTGCTGCTGCGAACCGTTTGATGAGCGGTCGTGGAGGCCTTGGTTCTACTTCTGCTGCTCGTGATGGCATTGCGCGTGGCCTGGGTGTTGCAGGTGGAGCTGCTGCTGGCGGTTCGTCGATCAACGGTACAGATAACCCAGATGAAGCAGGACCGGGTGCATTGGGTTCTGGACCCAGCAGCCCAAGTGGAAGCGGCGGCGGTGGTCTGTTGCTCAGTGATGGTAGCGGTGGTATTGGCGCTCAGGGTGAGGGTCAACAGTCAAGCGCGTCCACTGCTTTGACGACATCGACATCGGATCGCCAGCTTGCTCGTGAAGTGGATGCTCGTGGTGGATTGTCTGAACCGTCTCACGGGGCAGACGCCAAGGGTAAGGTTGATGCGGCTGCATCGAGCACTGTGGCAAACGGTGAAGGTGATGGCGTCAGTGCCTTTACCGGATCGATCCGTGAAACCATGGATGCTCATAGCAAGGCTGATCAGGCCCGCCGCTCTCAGCTGACCTCGGGTGTGAAGGCTGCGTATCACGGTGGTAAGGCAGCGGCTCGTGCATCTGTTGGTGACGTGGCTGGTGCTGCCCAGGACGGCAGCAAAGCTGTTGGTGAGTTGCGCCAGGCTCAGACCAAGGGTCAGGAAGCAAAGGCTCACCGTCAGGTGGCCGAGGCTCCGCGCCCTGTGCGCCGGGTGCAGCAACCACAGCAGAGCAGCGCTTCGGCGCAAGCTCCTGCTCAGGCTCCTGCTCCAAGGCCCGCACCGGCGCAGCCCGCTGCACCGGCTCGTGGCCGCGCTCCACGTCTGGCGGCTCAGCCATCTAGTCCACAGGCACCTGCGTCGCCTCATCTTCCTCCGACTGCTCCACGAGGTGGGACAGGGATGAAGCCCAGCGGTGGCTTGCCCATCCCTCCCGTGAAGAAGTAACGGGTATGTGAGACGGATAACGCCCTCGGTTGTGTTGGATAACCAACATGATCGAGGGCGTTTCACTTGCTCGTTATAGACGCTTTGTGTACAATGGTTGTAGGTCATGAGTGGATGTATCTGACAACCAGATGATGCTCTGGCCGTCAAAGATACGTACGTACGATTGATGAGAAAGGAGACTTAATATTATGTCTCTCAACGTTCTTGCATCTGAGGCGATGACCCGTCTCATGGTGCCAGCATCCGGGTGGAGTGCAAAGACTCTCTTGGAAAAGATGTTCAGTGAAGGAAAGACCTATCTTGGTCTGGCTCTTGGAATCTTTGGCCTGGTCTTGATCGGCTGGTCGATCTTCAAGCTTGTTGGTAAGTTCATGCAGACCCAGGGTTCGCAGCAAACCTCGTGGTTCATGATCCTTCTGGCATTCATGTTCGGCGGCTTGCTCCTGTTCGGTGGCGTTTCGATGGTGATGAATATTGCACAGGGTGCAAAGGAATCATTTGAAGAACTCGGTGGCGGAATGATTTTGCCCTATGCGTTGGCGTTCTTGCCGTAAAGGCGGCGTGATGTCACGACCTATCAACACAGCCGGGGCCGGGGAACCGGCTTCGGCTGTTGTTGTTTTTATGTGCGTCCCTTGATCTCAATTTATGTCTACGAAAGGATCCTATTATGGCGTGGAATCGTCGAAAGAAAGCTCAAGAAGAATCTACTCAGCCCGGCATAGCAGAAAGCATTGGTGAGGAAGTTCCGTCAGGTTTTTCCCACAAACTCAAGCAATTTCAGACGAAGTATAAGTTTGATTCCCACCATGCGATTGAACGTTTTGGTGTAGCTGTTGCCATTTTTGGCTTCACTGGTATTGCTCTTTTTGCAGGAGCGGGTGTGTCCTCGTATGCGAATGGACAAGAAAAGCTCGGAGCAACAGCTCTTTATACTCAGTCGTTTACCACCTCGCGTACCCAGGTAGGTGGCTCTGTTATGGGCGTGTACACCGATCCGTCGAAGACGCGCACGATGGTCTTGCTGTCGGTTAAGGATGATAACCGTCTTCCTTCAAGCGCTGATGATTACCAGGTCTTCCTCACCGGCACTGATACCGAAATGAACCATTACTCGCTCAAAGGTCAGCCGATTACGGCGCGCTATGTCACTTTTGGTAATAATGCGAAGTACATGGGTGTCGTGCTTGATAACCCGAATAAGTTTGATCTGCGCATTCTCGATATGATCGTACGTATTAACCGTGAGGTTTCGTATAAGGACACGGGTGATGGTTCTGGCGCTCAGGCTGGACCGTCGTCGGATTCAACACAGAATTCAAACACTAAAGGTAAGTCGTTTGAGAGGTACGATCAGATCAGGATCGCGTTTAACCCTGTAGCAACGGGGTCTACCGAGATGAATCTGGGTGTTGCAGGAAGTGATTTTAACGCCGGTAACGTCTATCACGAGGCTGTGACCCGCGATGCTGAGCAAAAGTTGCGTGACAAGATGGATGGTCAACTGCTTCAGATGCAAGCTGATTTGGCGAAGATTGATCAGTACAATTCCCAGATTGCGACGACCACTGTCAATGACCGTGGAACCATCTTGAAGTTGAACGATCCGCCCGCGCCGGAGATCATTGCGGGCGATCAGGTGACGGGACAAGATGCGAAGAGCAGCAAGACGGGACAATCGACGCTGGCACTTGTGCCCAAGAAGGTTGTTCCCGGTGGTTATGACTTTGACTGGCGCAACAGTAACGTCAGCGAGGGATACCTCGATCGGATCGTCCCCAAGGGTATGAGCTATGTGGACTTTATGAAGGCTCAGTCAAAACTCACCGCTCCTGCGCCCGTCTGGGATAAAGTCGAGTTTACGTTGAATAACGGAACGCCACTCAGCGTTTATACCAATCGGGATACTTTTATCAAGCCCTTGCTTGACTTGCGGAGTAATCTTATTGCCTCATGGCAGACATATTACGAGCACAAGAAGGAGTATCAGGTGACGTCGTATTCTGACTTGCTCAATCTGGAGATTGAATTGCGTAACGTCCGTTCGAATACGACTCAGAACGCGAACGCGAACGTTTTGACACTGTACTGAGAGAAGGATATTTGTGATGACAGTGAGTAAAGGCGTAGCTGGTGGGTTAGACCCATTGAAGGGCGATGCTTCTACCCCTGAGACGATTGATAAGCCTGATCGTTCCCCATCTCAAAGTGATGCACCTGAAAAGGTTGATACAGGTGCTAATGGCACCGATGTGATGGGATCGGGCGGGGCAGCTCCTGGTGGAGCGCCCTCTGGTATCGGCGGCGTTCCTGGCGCGGGTAAGGGCGGCAAGGCTGCGGCAGGTATGGCTGCTGGTGCTGCTGCACCCGTTGCGGCTCAAGCTGCTGCTCTGGCGACGTTCCTCAACTGGCTGAAAACCGTGATGATGACAGCCGTTGCTGCTGCTCAGTCACTATGGTCTATGGCAGCAGGCGCTCTCGTTGCTGCTGGTAAGTCGGTCGTCGGGTTCTTTGCTGGTCTTGGTACGTCGATTTCAAGTGCGATGGGTGGCATGGTTTCAGCTGCAACAGCGGGCGTTGCTTCGTTTGCGGCTTTAGCGGTTGGAGCTGTCGGCGTGGTTGGTGGCGCTCTTGCAATGCGCGATGGCGACACCGCCTCTCGCGATGGATTGCTCCCCTCATGCACTGTTGAAGTGAACAACGCTGTGAAAGCATCTGAGGGCGCTCAAGGCGATTTCTCGGCTCAAACAGAAGAAAACGCGAAGACGATTTACTCCGTGCTCTCGGCATGGGGAATGTCGAATGAGAATATCGCTGGCATCCTTGGCAACTGGTCGCATGAGTCGGGTATTGATCCAACGAGCGTTGAGACGATTTTCGACGAGAAGTTCACGATTGGGCCGCGCAAAACTGATGCTCAGCTCAAGAATTTTAAGATGGCTCAGGTTGATCCGGCTTACGCTGCTCGTTTCCCCGCCATTGACCTCATGGGTATTGGCCTGGGGCAGTGGACGAATGGCCGTAACACGCTGCTTACCGAGTATGCAAAGTCGATCAACAAGCCCTGGTACACGCTGGAAACTCAGCTTGGTTTCATGGTCTCCAAGGATGATCCAACCCGTGTGGGTCAGGTGAAGGCTCTCATCAATAACTCTGAGGGTGGCAGCGTGTCTACTGCAACCTCGTACTTCCTCACGAAGTGGGAAGGTATCAATGATGGAACGCTGGGAACCCGTGAAGCTGCTGCTGGAACGTGGTTTGCCAAGATGGGCGGCTGGTCGAAGAATCAGTCTCTCGCTGACTCGATTCTTGCTCAGTCGGGTAGTGCGGTGACAGGAGCGAACAATGCTTCTGTTGCTCAGGCGGCAAGTCAGTGTAAGTCTTTTGCTGGACATGTTGATAACTCGTCTCTGGTCAAGGCTGCGCTGTCCTATGCATGGCCGTACAATGATGAGGGCAAGGGTAACGACGGTACGGATCTGTACAAATATCTCCACAAGGAAGTACTTGGTGAGTCGGACAATTTCTATGCCTCGTGTGACCGCACTGTGGCAACTGCTGTTCGTTGGTCTGGAACGGATGATAGCTACCCCGCTGGTGGCGTGTCGAACCAGCTTAAATATCTTCAAGGAGAAGGTTCCTCGAAGTGGAAGCAGATTGATTACAACGGCGACAAGTCCAAGCTCCAACCGGGAGATATTCTCTTGCGCACAACTGGCGGCGTTTCGCACACAGTCATGTACGTGGGTGAAGACTCGGTGAAGGAAGTTTGGGGCGAAGGGAACTACGAGTCTCATGGCGAGATCGTTTCCGGTTCGCTCAACGACCGATCCCCTACAGTTGGTCAGTTCTACACTGGTTCAACGGGTCTCGATACGGATTACTTGGCGTTCCGTAATGTGACGAAGGAGCAGTCCTCGAAGTTCACGTCCGTCACGGTGCCCTCTTCTATGCAGAAGGGGCAGGGGGATAAGGGTACGCGCCTGACTCCTGGACCGTGAGTTGCCCACATTGATTGATCACAGGCCCCGTGCTAGATATTGCATCTAGTGCGGGGTTTTGTGATAGAATAATTGTATTGATACACGAGTTGAATCGCGTCAAACATCGCGTCAAACGAAAGGAAGTGATAGCCGTGTCGAAACTTGATGACTTGATCGAATGGTCGCGCACCCCGACTGAAAAGCCGAAGCGCACAACTCGCATCGACGTTGCCGAAGAATGGGAGCGTCGTCGCGCTGAAAAGGAGCAGGATTCTGAGAAGAACACTCGCTCTCGTATTGGCCTCAAGGTTGGAGCGAGCATGGGTCTTGCAGCTCTTGGTATCGGTATTGCAGCGTTTGGGATGCAGGCCAAGCCTGTGGACCGCACGGCTGAGATTAACGATCTGAACGCTCAGATCTCTAGCGCACAGCACACCGAGCAGGCTGTTCCCGATGCGAACGTGGCGAAGACAGCCGTGAGCGCTCTGCAAGAAAAGAGCCAGAAGGTTGCCGATCTCCAAAACGAGTATCGAGGGTGGGAGCCGAGCACTGCTGCTGCGCAAGCACAGCAGGATGCACAAAAGTCCAAGAGACTGTATGACTCATTGGCTCAATTGGTTCCAACCAAGGCTGCTGGACAGTGGTTCTCACCTTTGGTCAAAGACGGTTCTGGTGGAACGAAGCCATTGTCCGCCGATCAGTACAAGTGGGAATCGGTTGTCACCTACGATGTGACAGACACGTCTGCTCTGCCGATTGCATGGCTGTGCAAGGGGAGCGACGGTACGCTGCTCGCATGGACGACAGCCACGTATGACGCCGGGTCTGGAACGTTCTCTAAGCTGCATACTGGCGTGACGAGTGCTGGAGCACGCTTGCTCATTAGTGATGACACGGCACACGCGAACGGAGTTGGTTGAGATGACACAAGCAAATAAGCCCTCGTGGGTTGTACGCTTTGGCGCGCTTATTGCAGGTGGCGCGATCCTGTGTGGTGGTATTGGCGTTGCAGCTGTTCACGGAAACACTGTGAGTGCCGAGAACGCACGCACTGAGGCATACGTTCAGCAGTTGCGCTCTCAGCTTGGCTCGACTCAAGCTTCCACCACCACAGCGCAAGAGAATGTCTCGACTGAGACAACCGGCATGTCACCGGCTCGTAAGGCCAAGGATGACGAGACTGTTGAAGCCATCATGAAGCAGGCGCTCACGTGGTCAAGCGGGCAACAGTACATCGACGCGCGAAAGGCGCTCATCGACCGTTGGCACCTCGATGAGAACTCTCAGTTCCTCAAGGTGTTCATGCCCGGTGAAGATGCAGGCGCGTGGCGCACAGACTCGTCTGGAAAGACGTACTTTGCCTATGAAGGTGCGAACTCGACTCTTGATTCGTTCACGAGTGCTGTGACGAACATTAACGGCACGAAGTACTCCTACTTTGCCGTAGTTGGTATCACAACACGAAGCGTTGACGGTAAGGCGACGAGTACCTCGTACTCTACGATGAGCTACACCGTGGATAGCGATGGAAACGTTACTGATCTCATCGGTTGGGCCGGTTCCCCTGGTCATGATCGCACGTACTAAGCATGTGCAGTCCCACTCGTCCCATTATTTCTCTAATTTCTCGAAAGGATATTTTTCATGAATCTGTTTTCCCTGGCTAAGACGTCCCGCACTCCTATGACTGACGATGAAAAGGGGGCAATCAAGCGAAGCGCCCGTATGGGCCTTTACGTTGTTGCCCGCGTCATCGGTTTTGTCTTATGGCTGTTCATCAGCCTGTGGATCACGATGTGGGGAGCACTGAAAGTTGTTCCAAACATGGGATCACTCATCCAAAATGCACTGGGCGTGACGAGTGCAAACGCGCACAATAGTGAATCGTTCATCACGTACTGGGTTGCTCCGATGCTGCTCACAACCCTGGTGATCTCCGCTGGTGTGATCGCGCTGTGCGCATGGATATTGCGCGTCATGAACCGAGGTTTTGACTCGATGAGACTATGGGTTGATCGAGCAGGGGGCATGGGCGAGTGGACAGAAGGTGTGCACCGCGCCTCTGAACCAATGGGCCGTGCAAAGCGTGTCGAAACCCCTGAACCAGACCGAAAGAAGAAGAAGTCGCGTCGGCGCTGAGCCGATGGTTCTACCCCTACTAAGGAAAGAGAGATTATATGAGTACCGTTACCGGAATGCGTCGCTCGAATCGCTGGGTACAACGCGCCCTGTCGATGCGAGACGTTGAAACCCGTGAGGTGGAAGGCGAAGCCGACATTAAGGTTCTTGTGGATACCTTGTATTTCACCAACCATGGACCAGCCTCTAACTACCGACCCGTTCTCCATGTTCGTGGTCGTCTTGTGGGATTGGTTCCCTACGACACACCTGAGATCGCCTACGGCGTGACCGAGGTGACTTTTGATCGGAACATGGATGGCGGTGACTCAACGGTCGATGCATTCTATGAATTCTCCGATGAGCAGCTGGTCGCCCTTGTTCAAAAGGGTTTCTTCAACGAAGGTTTCGAACCCCCTGCCGACCTGCTCAACCAAGTGTGGCAGCTCCCGGCTCATTACAAGGGCATTGCAATTGCACCCCGCAATGAAACGGAAGCACCACTGATGTTCCTTGACGTTGTGGACCGAGACGGGCTTGTCATTGACTCCGAGAACTCCGGCCTTGATCTGTCCGACTACTTCCCCGACTACCTCAGCGAGATTCGCTCTCGTGAGAGTGAAAACAGTTTGTCTGCGGATCGGAGCCTGGAACGTACCTCTCAGGTGAACGACATGTTCGCAGGTATGGATCTGTCTGAGTACGACGAGGACGGCTCAGAGGGTCGAGTCAGCGAGGCAGAAAGTGCGTCGATTTCTCAGGCTCTCAGCGGTGCTTCTGTGACCTCTCTGCCTGTCATGGAATCGCCTCTGTTCGATGCGCTCATGCGCAACGCTCAAAACAAGGCAGCGGCGGCTCAGGAGAGCGAGGCCGAGGTCAGCGAAGAGACGCGCGAGGATGCACCGAGCGTGGAATCTGTCAAGGAGAGCACACTGGACTCGACGTTCAAGTCTGTGCTCGGTGACTTCGTTGCCTCTCAGATTGCCGAGAACAGCCCTGCTGTCACCGAGGCTCTCAGCGATGACTCGATCCGTGAAGAGGTCGAAGCACGTCTGCGTGAAAAGATGCCTGTCGCGGATGAGCAGGACAAGAAGGATAAGGGCGCGGGAGACAAGACGATCAACGCTCTTGACGTGGACATCGAAGACGGGGACCCCGAGTTCTAAGATGTCGCAAGGCGGCAGGGGCGGTGGAATTGCGCCGCCCCTGCCCTTATATTCAGACGTAATAGAAAGGTTGAATGGTGAGCCTTAAGAGCAGCATCGTTGTCGTCAACGAGTTCAGCGTACCCACCCCAGGCTCTGGCAAAGGTGGATCACGTGGTGGCACCCCCGGCACTTACGTCATGCGCTATATGGCTCGCAAAGGGGCAACCGAACCTGTCACGCCGATTCGCAAGCGCGATACGGAAGACTTTATTCTTCGTTACATGGCCCGCGAGAGCGCAACGGAGAAGGCCCACTCGCGTTACGAAGTCAAAGAGAGCGTGCTTCATGTCTCTGGGCTAGGCGGCGTTGCCTTTGGTTACGGCCAGCCCTCGCTCTCCGATGAAGGTGTACGCCGAGCAAGTGCTGATATTCAACGTTTGTTCGACAAGGGTCACACGGTGATGAAAACCGTGTTGTCTTTTAGCCCTGAGTATCTGCAAGAGATGGGCGTGGTTCCCAAGGGTTTCGTGGCGACAAACAAGGGCGATTACCGAGGCCATATTGATCAGATGCGCCTTCGTATGGCAATCATGCATGGATTGGAGCGTATGGGGCATCGTTTCGATGACTTACGCTACGTGGGCGTGATCCAGGTGGACACCCTGCATGTTCACTGCCACCTCGCAATGGTTGATGCTGGTCGTGGTAGGCGCGTGCGCACCGGGAAAGGCGTGCAGCAAAAAGGCAAGCTGACCAGCACTGATATCTCGGTGCTTCGTCGAGGCGTGGACTCGTGGTTAGACGAGAACCAACACGTGGCTCATATGTCGAGTGCTGTGGGGTATGAACGACTCAATGTGGCGGCGTTTGTCAAGCGATGGGCGCACAAGAAGGTGCTCGAAGAGTCGCTCCCACAGCTGTTGCTTGCGTGCTTGCCTGCTGACAAGACCCTGTGGCGCTTTGGATCAAACCGAAGCGAGATGCGACGTGCGAACAGCGTTGCCACAGAGCTGGTGAGTGAGCTGCTTGAACAAGAAGGCTCACCGATGGCCTCTGCCATGCTCGCTGTCGAGACCTACGCTGGCCGTCGAGCACAGCGAGAGGGTTTGAGCGAACAGGCGCGCAAGGCGCTTGTTCAACGTGGGTATCAGACCATTATGGAGCGAGGTGTCAACGGCTTGTACCAAGTCCTCGCCTCGTTGCCACCAGAGATGACACACGTGCGCACGCCAACTCTGGACGTGATGAGCCAAGACGTGGAGACCCTGATGGCTACTCATGCCCAGCAGATCAAGACGCGAGCTGGGGGCGTGAGCGCCGAGGATGATCTCGTGGGGTTCTCATTGAGACTTCGTTCGTATGGAACGAGGCTGAGGGAGCACAACGCTCAGCGTGAGATGTGGCGTCAGCGTGCCTCAGAATGGGAGTCTGGTTTCCAAGCAGGGGTCGTCTCGTCAACCTCTGAGGCCATGCATAGACTTTATCTTGAAGAGGAAGAGTACCACGCCCGGTGCGTAGCCAAGTATCGCTCGCTGCTGGGGCCGCTTGCTACGGGAGTCGATGGTGAGAGCAGCGATGAGACGTGGAAAGAGGCGTTGTCTGCTGTCGATCAGGCACGCACTGGTGTTTTTGGCCTAGAGGGGCTACTGGGGGATCGTTCCATCCCGAAGATGAAGGATGCGAATGAAGCCGAGCGCTTAGGGGTGGTCTCTCATGGCGTGAGCGGTGGGCGCTTGCTGGTGGTCGGTGGCTCAGCGGGGCGTCAGACGCTCAAGCGGCGCTTGGAGAAGGCGCGTGAGACGCTCAAAACCCGTATGAACGATCTGGTGTCCACCCTGTCGGGTCAAGGTCTTGTCATCAAGGCTGTGGGCGATGAGGACTCGGATCAAAAGGATCAGACAGCAGGTGATGAGAACATCCTCACCGTGGTTCCAGGGGAGCGCTGGACATTGTCTGAAACCAAGGGTATGGATCTCCACGACGTCAGATCGGACACGGTGGTGGATATGGCCCTGGGACGCCACACGGCTCAGGGCTTTGTTCAGTGGGCGCGTAGGAGAGCGCGCCTGGTCGATGAGGCTCGAACCTACCTGGAGCAATCAGGGCAGAGCACCATCGTTGACGCCGTGTTGCCTCTGGGTGACGTGCGTCGGATGAATAAGGTGGCTGATGATCTGGAGAAGCAGATGAGCGCTCAGAGCGGCGACCTGGTTCTCACAAGCGCGCTCAGTGATGTGGTCCCGATGAAGAAGAGGGTGCGTCGGAGTGCAACGGTCAGCTTTGACGAGGGTTTGGCTGGCATCGTTCGTGACAGTACATGGCGTGAGACGGCGGACTTGGTGCCTCAGATTGAGGCTGTTCTGGACACACCTGAGAGTGACACCATGGATGCATCCGACGATATTGAACTTGGTTGATGTTTGACTTGACACTCAGTGTTTTCTCGTATTATGATGAAAGAGCGTTGCACGGGAGGGACCCGTGTATATGAGAGGGCTGATTAACCCTCGACTGACGCTCTGCGGAGCGGGATTAGGAAGGAGAGTGGCGCAATGGCTATTCTACGTGGTAAAGGGTCGATGAGTGGTGTCGAGCTGGTGGTTGTCGAATACCCCAACGCACACTCAAAGGCTGGCGATCGTTTCTTCCTGGATGCACAGGTGCGTCCTGTTGAGGGTGTTGCACCCCAGCAAGTTCCTCACCTGGTGTCGAAGAAGCGTGAATTGGATGGTCGAACGGTGTATGATCACCAGGCCGGTTACAGTGTGTCTCAGCGAGATGCTATTGTTGCTGCGGCTGGCGATAACTTCGTTCAGATGCCTGAGCGTGACGGTCATCCGGGACCTCGCGTTTACGCGGTGAAGGCAGACGTGATGCCTGCATCTGGTAAGCAGACTGGTCTTGTTATCAACACGAAGACTCTTGAGCCTTCGGAGTTGGCGATCGACGATAAGATCTTCGATGAGCTGCGTGCAGCTTCGAAGGCAGCTAAGGAAGCTAATGAAGCTCGCAAGGCTGCTCAGAAGGATGCAGAAGCCGAGGTTAGCGCCGAGGCACAGGTCGAAGAGGTCGAGATCGAGAACGACGAACCGGAGTTCTGATCGTTTGGTAGGTTTACACCTCCCTTTTACCCCTGCTGGAGAAATCCGGCAGGGGTAATTTTTATCAGCAGCCAGGTTGTGTTAGAATGTTGGTATACCAATCTAATCGATCGAAAAGGAGTGTTGATGTGTTCGACAATGATCGTCTGAATGAGGCTTATCCCATGCTGCGAGATTTTGCGTCTCGTCTGGGCAAACCCGCGCGTGAGGTTGTGGGCCGTGAGAAGGAGAAGGTCTCATTGATGAGTGCTCTGGCTCGCCCCGAGATGTGTAACGCGATCTTGCTTGCCCCGCCTGGAACTGGCAAGGCTCATCCAAATGATGAGCTGATTCCGGTTGCAGACGAACGTGGCTACGTTCGCATCGGGATGCTCAAGGTGGGGGATCGTGTCTTTGACGAACATGGGGATCCCGTGACTGTCACCGGCGTGTTCCCACAGGGGATCAAGCATGAGTATGAGATGGTCACGAACCGAGGAGATCGAGTACGCTGCAACGATGAGCATCTGTGGAACGTGCGCCGCTGTGGAACTCAGGAGTGGCAGACATTGTCGCTTCGAGAGATTATGAACCAGGTCTTGGTGGATCCACGCAACGGGTGGTTGGTATGGGAGTTGCCTGCGTCTGGAGCACTGGTGCGACAAAGCCGTCTGCTCCCGGTTGATCCTTACGTGTGCGGAGCGTTCCTCGGCTGGGGCGTGCGCATCGACGAGCGCGGGTACGTCAGTATGCCGAACGAGGCTCCTGATGAGGTGTTTGCGGCGATCGAAGAGCGCATGGGATGGAAGCGACAGAAAGAGAAGTCTCGGTCGATCTTTATTCATGAGGGAACAGGCAAGCGCGTCGAAGGCTCACAGGTGATGACGCACCCGGCGTTTACAGGCTTGATTGTCAAGGATGAAGAGCAGCGTCGTATTCCACGTTTGTACATGACGAGCAGCATTCATGATCGTCAAGAGATGTTGCAAGCGCTCAGAGAAAGCGAGTCGTATCGAGATGTGTCCTCGCCTTTTATCTGGAAGGTCGATATCGACATGCACGAGCTGGAGTGTTCTCTGGGTCGCATCGGTGGCTTGATTGCTGAGGTTATCGACACGGATCGTGAGAGCGAGATGACGTGCATCATGGTGGACTCGGATACCCACTTGTACCAGGTGGGCCGTGGTCACGTGGTTACGCACAACACCGTGCTCGTGCAGTCGTGCATGGAAGATGATCCGGCTCGTATTTACCTCGAAGTTGACATGGCGAAGATGATCTCTGACCTGTCGAACCCAGAGGAAATGGCTGCACGCTTGAAGGCGTTGTTCGACGAAGCTGAGGCTTTCTCCAAGGCCGAGGGCCGGGAAGTCGTATTGTTCATCGACGAGTTCCACCAGGTGGTTCAGCTCTCCGCTGCTGCTGTGGAAGCGCTCAAGCCTTTGCTTGCGGCCTCTGGTTCGCGTGGGATCAAGGTTATTGCAGCAACGACCTATGACGAGTTCGATGCTCATATCGCCTCGAACCTGCCTTTGGTCGAGCGTCTTGCGCGTATCAATATCCCTCAGACGAATCGCCGGGTAACCATTGAGATTCTCAAGGCCATGGCACAAAAGTATGGCGTCGATCAGGGCATGATCAGTGAGTCGCTCTATGAGCAGATCTTTGACTACACGAATCGCTACGTGCCTGCCTCTGTGCAGCCGCGTAAGTCGATCCGTGTGCTTGACGCCATGGTGGGTCGCCACAGGTACCTGGGTGAGCCTATGGACAAGAAGCTGCTCGCAACAGTGTTGAAAGTCGAGTTCGGTGTCGAGGTGGAGATTAACGTCGATGCCACAGCGATTAAAGCCGAGCTGGACAAGCGCGTCTTTAGCCAGGACTTTGCCACCACGTCGATCGCACGGCGTTTGCAGCTATGTGTCGCTGGGTTGAATGACCCGGATAAGCCCCAAGCATCGCTGTTGTTTACGGGCAGCTCAGGCGTGGGCAAGCTGTGTACAGACTCTACTCGTGTACCAGTCTTTTCTGAGGACGGTTCCGTGTCGTGGAAACGCCACGGTGATCTGGTTCCTGGTGATCGCGTGTTTGCTCGTGATGGTTCACCGGAAGAGGTTCTTGCCGTGTTCCCTCACGGCGAGCAGGACATTTACCGCGTTCATACGTGGGATGGTCGCCACCTTGATGTCGGTGGGTCACATTTGTGGGGTGTATATACCGCTAAGATGCGTTCAAACAAACATAAGGGTAAAAATGTTCAACCGCGTGTTATGACAACATTGGAGATGTTGGAAGCTGGCGTTGTGCGCACTTATCCGGGTGATACACGGGAGCGTGTGAAGTTCTTCATTCCGATGAATGGCGCCGTGCAATGGCCTGAAGCTGATTTACCGGTTGATCCATATGCGGTGGGAGTATTCATCGGAAACGGATGTCTGACTCAAAAGCAGTTGACATTATCGTCTAATGATCCAAGTGTTGTATATCGTGTGAGTGAGGCTATTGGTTTCGCTTTTAAAAAGAAGAGTTCACAGGATTATAGTTGGCTGTTTGTCACAGGTGAAAAGTTTGGTCAGAACGATAAGTTAGTTCAGACAGCAGATCTGTTTGCTGAGATTCCTGAACTCATCGGTGTGTACTCGGCTGAACGTCGTATTCCGCGACAGTATATGACGGCATCTATCGACCAACGTTGGGAATTGGTACGCGGGCTTTTTGATACCGATGGGTCGATTACTAATTCGACTGATCGATACAATATTTCGTACTCAACATTTTCTCAGAGTTTAGCCGAGGATGTGCGTGAGCTGTTGTTCTCGCTCGGCGTATCCAACACTATGAATGTGTATACTCGCACTAAGGACGATGGTCGTGTGTTGGTGGAGTATGTCATCAATGTCAAGTCCAGCAATGACGATAAGACTCGATTCTTCTGGTTGGAGCGTAAGCGCGCCATCGCTGAGGAAGCAAAGATCGTAATCAAGGGTCGTCAGCGTGTAAAGAAGTTTGACATGGTTGGTATCACCAAGATTGAGAAACTTCCGTATCGAGAGTCCTCTTCGTGTATCTACGTTGCCGATGACGAGCATCTGTACCAAGCAGGTGATTTCATCGTCACGCACAACACCGAGGTCACCAAGCAGCTCGCAAAGATCTTGTTTGGCGACGACCAACGTCACCTCGTGCGTTTCGACATGTCGGAATGGGGCCGTGACGACAGCGTTGATCTCTTCCGTGAAGAACTCGCTCGTCATGTGTGGGCGACGAGTCACTGCGTGCTGCTCTTCGATGAGATCGAGAAGGCGTCACCACTCGTTGTACGTCTGCTGCTTCAAGTGCTCGATGACGGTCGTTTGTCTGATAAGGATGGTCGCCAGGTGTCGTTCCTCAACACGTATATCGTGTTGACCACGAACGCTGGCTCTGAGATCTACCGCACCATCGGTGAATACAACGCCGATGACCACGGGAGCGAAGAGACGATGCGAGACTACGAGAAGATCATCGAGACCTCGATCAAGAGTGAAGACGGTGGAAAGTTCCCACCAGAACTCTTGGGTCGTATCGATGCGATCGTCCCGTTCCAGCCTCTGTCTCGCGCCACGCTGAGCAAGATTATGACGAAGAAGCTCGCCGAAATGATCACAGACGTTAAGCGTAAGCACGGCATCCATGTCACCGTCGATGGACGTGTGTTGACCTTCCTCGTGGAAGATGAGGCGCGGAGCGACTCGGACTCTGGTGGTGCTCGTGACATGGTGCGACGAATGCAGCGATTTGTGACAACGGAAATCGCCGCGTTTATCAACGAGCATCCGCATGAACGCAACATTGCCGTCAGCATTGAAGGCACGTTGCGTAGTGAAGACGTGTCGATCTTGAAGTCGGATGCGCGTGTCGTGGTTCAACCCTACGATGCTGTTCTCGCGTAATAGTGCGAATATGCTCGTGTATCAACATCGTTACGCAAAAGTGTGATATGCTGATACACGAGTGTAAACCTCGCGATGCCGGTACCATTCATTACCGTGGTGGGGTGGTGGTACCGGCTCCATCACCCATTTGATCAAACGAAAGGATTTCAATGTTGTTTGGCAAGAAAGACAAGGCTGCTGCCGATGGCGGCGGCGCAATTGAAGATGCTCAGGCAGCCGCTCCTGCTCAGACTGATGCGAAGGCACCAGCCGTCGATGCACGCGCTGCAAAGGACTCGCTCACCCTGGTGATCGATGAGACTGAACCCGGCGCTGCACTTGATATTATTCGCCAGAACACCGAGTGGCTCCTGCCAAACGGTATTGGTGTGATCCTTGCGCTCCCTGTTGACGCCTCGATCGAAGACGGCGGCATTGGGGGCCTTGGTAAGGTTTCGTCCAAGGGTAATGAGGACAAGGGGTCGATCCTCCAGCGGATCGCTGACGATAAGATCCAGGTGTGTGCGACCGAAGACATGCTTCGCCACAATATCCTGGGCGTTATTCCGACCCCTGCTTCCCTTGGACCTGATGGCATGGGGGAGTACACCCTGTTCGACCGTGCGAAGTTCTTGCTCACGTCGGTGACCCCTCGCCCGGATGGAACCCTGGAAACCGTTCCTGTTCATTTCGATGAAGCAACCGGCTTGATCGAGGTTCCCGATGGAGACATCGATACTGTCACTCTGGCTCAGGCTCAGGAGATTGCAGCAGGTACTGTTACCCTGGCATCGCTCATTCCAACGCTCTGGAAGCGTCTTGGTGGAGACGGGGTTGAAGAGGAAGCTGTAGAAGAAGTGGCACCCGAAGAGGTGCATGAGGACACAGCACCGGCTGCTCCCACTCTTCCGCCTACTGCATCTGCTCCGAGTGAGTCTGTTGAGGCGGTTGAAAACCTGCCTCATTTCGATCCTGATGACATCCCGGATGAACCGATGGTTGATGAGCTGCCTTCGGATGAGGGTCTGTATGACGAGGATGATGAGGATGAGAACCCCTTTGATGACATCGAAGAGGCTCCCGCTCCTGCTCCGCATGTACCGACCCAAACCGAAGAGGTAGAGGTCGCACCTGAGGTTGCTCCGGTGGATGAGCGTGTCTTTACTCAAGACGCTGTTCGCACAGCCGTTGCTCGTCGTTTCCTTGATGACAGCCTGGATTTCGCCGTTGATATGACGCCTTTCGAGACCTTGCTGGGCTACGAGGTTGATACCCCGGCTCAGTTCTCGCTCGATCATCTGGACAGCACCAACTGGCTCGATGGTCAGATCAAGATGCTCTCTCAGCAGGCGAACACCGTCCTTGCTGACCAGCGTCGTCGTGATATCGAGGAACTGCGTAACCTGTTCTTCTCGCTTGTCTCACGTACGGGTGATGAGATCTCGTCTCAGATGAGCATTGACGAAGATGCCGAGAACACGTGGGCCAAGACTATGGCTGAGGTCAACGGTAATGAGACAAAGGCTCTTGCCGATTTGATCGAGATTTCTGAGAAGGAGAAGGCTGTACTCGCCGATCGGTACCAGCAGGAACGTGAAGCCTTTATCCAGGCTCGAATCGGGGAAGAGCGCGTGCGTTACGACGAGCGTCACAAACCTGCTCTGACTCGCCAGATGGACGACTTGGAAGCATCGATTCGCTTGGACATCGAGTCCGATTATGAGGCACGCCGCTATGAGATTCTGCGTGCTCGCAAGACCTCGGCTCGCGGTGCGTTCGATGCGGCCATCACCAAGGTGATGGATCACCTCATTGAAAAGCGCGCTGAGCAGGTGCAGCGTGAAGCTGAACTGATCGAGAAGTTCCGTGTCGAGATGAACGACTTCCTTGACGAGAATCGTAAGGAAGACATTGCTCGCACTCAGGCTCTCCAGGAACAGCTCTCGCGTCAAAACATTGTTGAAGAAAAGAGCGCTGAGTTTGCAGCTCGTGAGCAGGAGTTGCACGAGCAGATTGCACGTGAACGCGATGAAGCCCACAAGCGCGTTCTGGCGGCTCAGGACGAAGCGAATAAGGTCTTGGAGCGTATGCGCCAGGAAAATGCCGCACAGCTTGCTCAGGCTCGTGCAGAGGTTCAGCGTGCGAACGAGCGCGTGAAGGAAGAAGCCGAGCGCGTTGGCGTTGTTCGTGATGAGATCGCAAGGCAGTTCCAGAGCCAGGTCGAGTCGTTGCAAACCGACAAGCAGCTGCTCATGGACCAGATGGATCGCGAGAACCTTGTTGCTAAGCGAGCCAACCGTTTGTACATCGCGCTGGCCGTCTTGGTTGCTCTCGCATTCCTCGCGCTGGGTGTCATCATTGGAATGCTCGTTCATGGCGGGGCAGGTTCGAGCGCACACGCTGCTTCGATGATGGAATGGGTGATGAATAATGCTGCTGGTGGTGGTACATTGGGTGTCTAAGATACCCGTGCGCCACTTGGTAGCGTAAGAAGGGGATACGGTCTGGGAAATCTGGGCCGTATCTCCTCTTTTTGTCTTTGATACGACATGCATGTATCTGATATGATTGTCTTGGTGTACCAAACGGATTAAAAGGAAGGTGACGATATGGGTTGGCGTCGAAAGGCCAGAGGTCAGGCCCCTCGTGAAAAGGGGAGTCAGGCGTGGGCACAGCTCGGTCAGCAAGATGAGCTGGACTCCTTGGCGTACCAGGATGTTCACGGGGATCAGCAGCTTGAGCGTAGTGAGATTGAAGCAAAGCTTTCTCCACGATCTCGTGAGATCGCCTCAGCAGCGGTCGGCATACTTGTCTTTATCTCCGTCTGGGTGATTATCTCGTTTGGTTCAATGGGGGTTGCAGCGGTGAAAGACTCGCTGTGGCACTCGTCTGTTCCCAGCTACTCCGTTGAGAATAAAGATCTGACAAAGGCTCTGCACCGCAGTGTGATCAGCGAGGTGTGTTATTCTCCAGCTTTAGCAGATGGTACGCCCGATCCATCCGATGAGACGTGCTACGAGTCAGCCAAGGATGTTCCCGAACCACAGTGGCATAAGGACGCTGTGGCAGCAGAAAAGGCCGAGCGGGATGCACAGACGGCTGATCAACCACAGAGTGCTCTGGGGTGGATTTTCTCACTTGGCTGGATCAAGTTCTTTGTCTCCGCTTTCGCTGGCGGGGCTGCATGGGGAGCGCTCCGTCTGGTCTTGATGCGCAACCTTAAGGCTCAGAACCTCATGCGTGATACCACGGATATTAACCAGTACAAGAACGATCAGCACGTGGCCTTGCCCGAAGAGGTGCGTGAGCGCTTCGACGTTGTTCCCGATGTTGGAGCACACACAGGAGTGAGTGCGACAACGCTCATCTCACACTCGATGGTGGCAAATAAGGGTATCAAGCCGGTGGCGTTTACCAAGCGTGCTGAGCACGATCAGTTTGATGACGATGGTGACGTGACTTTGTATAAAGGTGAGGTTGTCACCGATGAACACGGAACCCCGATCACTGACATGGTTCCGATGTTCGATGAAGCCTTTGGAACGGCTCTGTGGGACGCGTCGGGCTTGCCTGAGAACGATAAGTTGCGTCGGCGTCTTGATCCCAGTACTGTTCCCTACAACCCTGGGAACGCGAGTCGAGATAAGCTCAAAGGCTTTGCCACGCTTGCCGATCTCGTGAACGGGGAGTGGGAGCTGCCCACGTATGAACCTCAGCGTCCAGCGGGTGTGTATTACGTTGATACAGCCCCTGCCAATACGATGATCCTTGCTATGACGCGTGCTGGTAAAGGTCAGACGTACATTGAGCCGATGCTCGATATCTGGATGCGTCAAAAGCGCCCGGACAACATGGTCATCAATGACCCCAAGGGCGAACTTTTGGTGAAGAACTACGTCCGCGCCACCATGCGCGGGTTCCAAGTCGTGCAGTTCAACCTCATCAATGACATGAAAACGGACATTTACAATCCGCTTGGAATGGCGGCCGAAGCTGCTCGCGAAGGTGACCAGACCAAGTGTGCGCTCTACGTTGAAAACATTGCTGACGTGTTCTTCCCTGTTGACGGTGCCGAGGATCCTGTGTGGCCGAACGCTGCAAACAACGCGTTCAAGCGTGCAGCATACGGCCTCATCGACTACTACTTGGAAGAAGAGCACCAGCTTCGTCAGTATGCGATGCGACATGGCATGGACCAGAAGGTTTTGGAACAAAAGCTTGATGCCATGTGGGGCAAGGTCACGCTGTATAACTGCTATCAGCTGTTCGTGCAGCTTACGTCGAAGAAGCGCAAGTCCCCGATGACTCAGATGAACGAACGCCTCAAAGGTGGGTACTACGACCAGATTCAAGATGAGGACGAACGTCAGGAAGCAATCAATCACGATCAGGCACAAGCCGAGCGTATTGAGTTCTTGTGGGAAGACAAGCCTGAGCTGGACCTGCTCACCTTGTTCTTTAACGCGACCGAGGCCCTGCCTCAGTCGACGATGCGCACGCTCATTGCCAACGCGAACAACGCGCTTCGTGCAATGGCGGGGGCTGAGAAGATGCTCGCGTCTGTCTACGGTATCGCGATCACCGCAATGAGCTTCTTTACCGATCCGACGATCTCGACACTGACCTCTGGTACGCCCTCACAGAACACAGATCTGGGCGGGTTGTCGTTCCCTCGTCGTTTCGGTGTCCGTTTCGCACAAAACTTCACCAAGCGAGACGGCCTCATCGGTGCTCAGGCGAAGTGGGATGCCTTTGATGATCCCGAGTTGACACACAACCTCGGGAAAGACTTTGAGCACGAGGACACAGTTGTGCGAGAAGGTTGGGCGCGCTACTACTTTGATGGGAAGTTCCCTCACGATGTCGCCTACCTGCGATTGCGTTTGTTCAACCCGCATACGAACGTGTTACTTAAGACGTTCTATTTCCAGTTCACGAAGGGGTACCAGTTGTCCCTGAATGGTCGTAAGTTCGTCAAAGACCCTGTGACGGGGAGCAAAATCATCCGTAACGGTGTCCTCGTGGAGATGGTGAAGGGTAGGGACGGAAAACTTGTTCCAGGCCATCTGAACTACCCCACGACTCGTCTACTCGATAAGGCCGGGAAGCCTCAGACGGTACGAGAGAGCGTGCCTGCCATCATCTTGTCGTCGGTGCGGTACTCGGAACAGCCCAAGGCTGTGTTCCTCGTGACGCCACCGCACTTGATGAAATACGCGAAGCTCGTGTTGATCCTTGTCAAGCAATTGGTGGACTTGAACTTTGATAAGTCCTATATGACCAAGTCGAGTCAGAAGCCGTTGTACAAGACGCGCTTCATGCTTGATGAGTTGGGTAACCTCCAGTCTGAGGGCCACGGTATCGCCGGGTTCGAAACGATGTTGTCAATTGGTTTGGGCCAGGAGCAGCAATTTACGTTGATTCTTCAAACGTTGCAGCAGGCTAGAGACGTGTATGGCGACTCGGTAGATAAGATCATCCAAGGTAACGTTGCCAATATTGTGTTCTTGAAGTCCACGGACGACACGATGATTGAGACGCTGGCGAAGATGTCGGGTACGCGTCACCGGGCGGTGCGTGACTCTAAGACGGTGACTCAGGATACCGAGCGCCTGATCGAAGGCTTGAACGTCGAAGGTAAGGTCTCGTACACGATCAGCGCGAAGGAAGAGAGCGTCATCGGGTACAACGACTTGGCGTTCTTGCCCGAGCGTAACTCGATTATTTTCTCTGCTGGTATTTCGCCGATTTGGAACCGCAATGCGGAGATTTTGCCCATGTCGTGGCGTTTGTTCAAGGACACGATTCAGCATCCAGGACATACGTATTCGCTCCAGACGATTCCAACCCTTTCATCGGCTCTTGAGTTCGATGTGCGCTTGAACCAGCCTGACTTTGTCAAGATGCTGGACAAGCGTATTGAACAGGCTGCAAACGCGGCTGAGGCAATGAATCTGTATCAAGATGCCTATAACTTGGATGATTACGGCATCTCGATTTTGGACCCTGACGTGTACTCGGCTGAGGTCATGGACCTTATTGCCTCTATTGAGGCAGAACGCCAAGGTCAAAGTGATGAGTCCGAAGAGTACGACATGATGAGTGAGGACGCGTACCGTGCTTTCGTGGGAGCGGGTTATGACGTCTTTAGTCAAGACGACGTGATCAATGAGGACGTGCAGCAAGAGATTGCTACACATGAAGCGATCAAGACTGATCGTGAGAAGAAGCGGTATGCCGAAGGTCAGATCAGCAGGTCTGATTTTATCGGTGACAACGGAAGCGTGATCCATAGTCTTGACGATGAGATTATCGCTGCGTACCGTGACACGAAGCGTGAACTTGCAGGAGACGCTCGGTTCTTTAGGGTGGATGCGAATGGGTCTCTCTGCTCGCTCGAAGGCCGTGTGTACATTAGCCAGGGTCTGTCAAGTTCCGAGTTGCGTGCGATCCAAGATGCATCGTCCGATAGCACTCAGGGTGTGTACGGCGACGATGAGTCGATTACGAATGCTGCTGAGCTTGGATCGTGGCAGGTTCACGACGCGTTCTATAAGTTCTTGAACAGCTGCGAATCGTGGGAAGATCTCGGTAACGGCGCTTTTGATCGAGCTATGGCTCGTATCCATGAGCGCCGAGAGAACGAGTGAGTGAAAGGATGATTGTTATGAGCACGGATGAGAAGTCGGTAGCACAGACGGGTTTTTACAATCGTGATAACCGATGGCTGGTGAGTATTGACAACGGCGAGTCGTTGGTTCGCGGGGATCTTGTTGAAGTAGCGCGCAAAGATGGTCGCATTCGAATCATGAAGATTCAGGATGAGGTGATTGTCGAGTCCGGTCGTAAGGATGCCAAACGATACTACTTGGCTAAAGACGAGACAGAACTCGTAGAGCAGGGGTATGTCCCGCATATCATGATTGAGCGTTATCGACCTCTTAACGGTAAGTGGTGGGGCCGTCACGTAGAGGAAGCTAATAACGCTGAGTGAGTCTCGTGATATGATGTAATCCCCCCGGTGCGCGGTAGTGCTGGCGGTACTACGAAGTGAGGTGGCGGTCCACAAGGATCACCACCTCACTTTTGTTGTCTGTACTCTAGCGTTTCACGTGTTTGATCCATCGGGTCTTGCCCGCGTCGTAGATGCGGTAGAGCCTGTTGGCTAAAGCAGCCTCATGCTCAGTTTGACCAGGCTCATAGACGAGATCGGGATCGTCGATAAAACGCTGCTTCGTATACGTGGAGCGGTGAACACGCTCCCACCTGGTTGTGCGTCCGACATAGCTATAGCTCGCTCCTTGACGCTTATCCGGGGTGAAGCCTGCTGCTTGGTACATTCCACCGTCTGAGATGTCGTTATCACTCCAGGACGTCCATGTGTGGACGGGCAGAAGTGTCTCAGCGTGAGTAAGGAGACGGGTGAAGCCACCAACGACAGTGCCTAGTGTTGCGTAGCGCTGGATATCCCAGGTTCCATCTGGCAATGAGACACGCGAACCGTGGTTTTTGCGCCCCACACCGAGCAGAGCGCGTAAAACGCCGTCTCGGTCGTAGAGACCGATGTTCACAGTACAGTTAACCGGGCCTTGGAGATGGTTGTCTCGCCAGAAACGGCGGGCAACGTCTCCAGGAACGGTTCGAACCGTCAGCTTGCGTGCGTAGAGACGTTCACAGGCCAGCGGGTTGATGTTAGGTAGAACATCAGGCAAGCGATCCACGGCGTGGAGCCTGTGTGCAAGAGCGCGCATAACTAGCTCACGGCGATGTAACCAGTCATCCTCCCACACGTGAACGAGTTGGTAGCCCTGCTCGCGCGCTTCACGTGTTTTCTCAGCGTGGTAGCTGTGGGGGAGAGGTTTGGCATGTGCTTCCTTTTCAGCAGCCTCAGAGTGCCAGAACACGCCGTTGAACTCGATGGCGAGATGGTGGTCAGGCACGACGATATCGAGTTCTTTACCCGAGGGGAGAACCGTATGGTCGTCACTCAGGACTGTGCTCGTGGGGATAAGAGAGCGAACCATCTCGGTGAGGAGTGTTTGAGACGGGTTGGTATGGAGCCTCCAGATCGGGTTTCTGTGGGATGTTGTTTACATGATCCAGTGTATCATAGATGCACGTTTGTTATGGTAGAATTGTTTCTGTATCCATTGGTGTACGAAAGGAAAGGTGTTTGACATGACAGATTTGGAAATGATCACTACGGAGTGTCTTGACAAGCGGGATAATCTCATCACGACCGCCGAAGAATTGGAGAAGTTGATTAGTGATACATCTGGATCAAAGGCTCTAGAAAAACGTGTTGCGGCGTTTTTGGACGAGTTTTTTGACTTTATGGCAATTGAGAAGAAGTATTTGCTTTCTATGGGCGATGCCTGTGACAATCTTATGGATGCATTAGGTGTGCCGCCTCTTGAGCCTGAAGCATGATGCTGATCAAAAACAGTCTGTACAGCTCGCGGATATCGTCTCTGTCACAACACGGATGCGTGTTGGTGTAGATCTGCCATGAGGCATCATGGAGCGCTGTGCTGGAAGTTCGTATACGGTGAGAGTACCGCTCGGACACCCAGTGCAGCGCTTTTTTGCGTGATTGAAACCGTGGCATCGCGCTGTGGCATAGTGGGCACAGAAGGACGATGTTCCATGGTTTATCGTTCCCGCATACGCAATGATCTTGCAGATGGGCACGTTCAAGAAAACGGCTCGCGTCTTTCCATTTGAAACCCTCGTGAATCTTCACAGGTGGGATCCATCCGCACGCGAAACAAAATGGAATGTTCCAACCGATAACTACGCCTTTCATCCATGGCTGAGGATGCGTACGCCAGTACTTGACGACCGTGGCAACCGAAGGCATGTGTCGTTTGTAGTGGTGTTGTTCGGCCAGAACGGGATTGGAAGCCATGATCACTCCTTTGTCGGTGTGGTGCAAAAGGAAGCGGCGGCTCGCACAACATGTGTCATACGAACCGCCGCTACTCGCGCTCTGTGTGAGGTATTAACCTACGTTACGCTTCCTGAGAGCCAGGGTCAAACCACCGTGAGCAAGGCTTGTACGTGGCTGGTGTTTTGACAGGGTTTTTGTTGAGAAACGTGGGTTTTTCAGGTAATATAGAAGGGTAATTACCCGATCGATTCAACTGAGTCGAAACACGAAAAGGAGAATACCATGCAAACGCGTAATGCCGGTTTGCGTCGGTACATGTACGAGTACATGATCGCCCGTACGATCAATCGAACGAGTGAGCTGATCGGCTCTCCGATCCTGGTTTCCCAGGGTCGGCACTTGCGAGATCTCATGGAAGCCAAGCTCAATGAACAGGGTCGTTCGTTCAATGATGGGGATCTGGGTGTCCCCGAAGCACTCGACGCTATTCAAAGCGTCATGAGTGAGAACGTCCCTGGGTACAAGCCTTTGTTCCAGCCCGCTGATACATCGAGCAAGGGCTACAAGGCGTTGTACAAAGACTTTACGGCGACGATCGGCCTGAACGGGTCTGCCGGTGCAGCTGGACCGCGTTTGCCGATCTCCCCTTATGATCCTCGGTGGGGGACGCGCCGAAGCGTCAAGCAGGCTGGTTCATCGATACTGTATATTCTCGACGATGACATTGCTGCGTTTGCAGACGGTAAGCCCGGTAGCCTGGAAAAGGTGACGTCCTCGGAGCTGAAACTCTATCGCTTGACCGAAGACGGCGATGCGAAAGAAGCAGGTCAGGCGCTCAGTCTCGATGACATCTCGGGTTTGACCGAGTTGATGGGTCGTATGACGACGGCTGAGTACAATGACGTGCGTCAGTGGGTACTCGACGGCGCTCGCAACCCTGAAACGGGTCGTTACAGCGCCCGTCAGTTCATGAGTACTGATGCGCTGGCTCGAAGCCGAGCGGTGCTCGATATGTTGGCCGAAGAGGGTATCCCCTACACGATCGAAAAGGATCTGCGTCCCGGTCAGATTCGTGCGCGACTCACGGGCACGAACATGACCGTGCGTCTGACTGATACTCGTGAGAAGGAGCAGTGGGTGGGTCGTGTTTATGACAACGGTGCCACGCTGTATTTCTCCACGACTGCTCGTCGGGATAATAAGCAGGTCGCGTACACACCGACTGTTGATGAGGTGTGCGACCTTGTGCGCGTGGCTCTGGGACGCCCTGTGGAGCGCAAGGACGGTAAAGGTCTTGTCGGCCACGTGGGTCAGCGTCAAAGTAAGAATAAGACGCTTCAAGAGTCGTATTTGTCCACAGACACGCTGACGAGCGCGTATAAGGACATGCCGGGAGCAAACGGTGAGCAGGTGGTTATTCGTCGTCAGATGAAGGAGCGCTCCGCCTCGTCTCGGTTCTTTGTTGATACCCCCGAGGGTCAAGCCCAAGCATCGACGTTTATTACCGATGCTGTTCTTAGTGCTCGCATCAATGTGGAGCAGCAGCTCGATGTTGATGGCTTGATCCGTCAGCTCAGCGAGCATGAAGACGCAGCACGCGAGGGGACGTATGTTCCGGTGCTTTCAGGCGATCCTGATCTCGCTGCTGTTGGTCGCGCGTATTGGGACGTTCTGCGCGGAGCAGAGACCACATTGCTCAAGCCTGATGCAACTCGGAGTGAATACGCCGAAGCAACAGGGTTGCTCGATGAGATGGATCAGGAGAGTGATCTCTCCGGTGTCCACGACATGTTGGCTGGGTCTGTTGCCTATACAGGTACGCCGGAAGAGCGCGTTCGTGCGCATCTTCGCGATCTCCTTGATACTCAAATCGGTGTGGATGCGCCGATTGAGTCAGATGAGTTTGTCTTTGATCCCGTGCGTGTTGGTCGTTACATGACCAGTGAATACGGTCAGTGGCGTAACAATGACGATCTTGTGGCCGCGATGCGCACTGCGCGCTTGCCGAAGGAAAAGATCGTTGGAGAATCCTTTTACTCCAACGCGTTCCGTGATCGACTGATCACGTTCGACGAGTCTACGGCGTTGTCGATAGACGTTGTGGACGATGAGTTCACCAAGTCGATGCTTCAAGTCGTGTCAGACACGCTGGAGTCATGCGCGGTCACTCCTGGGTCGATCCGCGTCGATGCAAACGGCGTTGTCGAGTGGACCGGCTCGATCATGCGTTCTCAGACGGGGCGTGAAGAGCCGGTGAGCGGAACGATTGGACAGATCTTCGCTCGCGGTGAGAACGGTGAGATCATCACTCGTTTCAACTCTGGTAACGATCTCATGATCGTGCCAGGCTTTGAGGCGCGTGTTGTCAGTCAAAAACCCGGAGAGAACAAGTCTCTCGAAGAGCGCACTCGGCTGATCGGTTACGAACAGCAGATGAGTGATGCGATTCGCTATCGGGTTCAAGCTGACGTGCTCACAGGCCGGTCTCGCGTGGGTGAGCCTGCCTCCCTTAACGGTGTGTATCGTCGTTTGACTGATACGCGCCACCGCGCCGATCACTACGAACGTGCCCTTGAAGAGGGTATGGATCGAGAGATTCTCGATGCAATTCTTGCTACCGAAGCGCGTCGCGTGCGCTATCCGAACGCTTTGCGTGATGGATCAACCATTGATGCAGATTTTCGTGCATCTCGCGCACGGGAACAGGGCTTTGGTTCAGATCCCGCCAACGACACGACGATGGATCCGTGGGTTCTCACGGGCGGTCGTAACATGTCGCTGCTCAGCGAAGAGGCTGATGGGTACTTCGATCCGATCATGACATCGAGTGGTGTGAACCAGGGCGTGACTCGTTATCTAGTCTCTGGTGCTCAGGTGAACGCCGATGGGTCGATTGTTCCCTCAGACAAGGGTGATCGTGCTCCGCTCATGCTCACGAAACAAGCTGAGTTCATGAGCTATGATCCCTTCGATCGTCAGCAGATGACGACATCGAACCTCATGAACGCCTCGTCTGTGACGAAGCCTGTGGGCACGGCGTTCATGACGGCAGGCGGCTGGACGATGGAAGATTCCATCGTTGTCTCAGCTGATTTCGCACGCACATATCGCGTTCGTGGAACCGATGGTGCGATGCGTGATCTCATTGTTGGTGACAAGATCTCTGACATGCACGGCAACAAGGGTGTCATTTCGCTCATTGTTGACCGTGATGCGTCTTTGTCGTCTTCAGAGATCGAAGATCTGTATGGATCGACCGACATGATGGACCTCTTTAGGCAAAACCCGGATCTGGACGTCGTGATGGCACCCTTTAGCGCCGTGTCTCGTTTCAACGGCGGCTCTGCTCGTGAAGCGATGCAGAGTACTGCTCCGTTGTACCTGCCAAACGGCGAGGTCGTTGAGAACGGTATCGGTCAGGTGTCCTTCATCGGAACACACATGACGGTTGATGCGAAGACAGCGGCATATGATGATGCTGCTATTCGCGCTGGTCAAGGACGTAAAGCCTCGTCTCAGCTTGCCTGGGCGTTGCAGTCTCAGGGCTGCGACAAGGTTCTGGAGCAGATCTACGGTGGTAACCTGCAAGCTCTTGCTCAGCTTCGCGAGATGGCTCTGGTGTGCGGCCTTGACATCGAACCCGATGGAACGCTGCGTGAAGGGCACGATGATCTCGCTGTCGGTGGTCAGCGCCGCCAGATCGAGATGGGCGATGTTCCTGTGACGGAGCGCGGATCGTTTGACGTGCGCAAGGTTCGGAGCGATTTCGCTGCGCTGATCGGTGATGCGGGTGGTGATATGGAGATTCCATTCCCACTCACGATGCCAACGGGGGAGCGCACTCCTCATGCAACGGACACCACGTGGCGTGTTCCGGTGCTCAGTTCGCACTTGCGCTCAGGTCAAGACTTGGATGATGGGTCGTCAACGGTCCACGATTACACGTATCGCTATTTGACGATCCGTGAATGGGCGCTGCGCTACAAGCACGCGGCTGACCGCGCTGCATCAGGCGAGTTGACGGGTAAGGACTTGGCCGATGCTCGTCAGACGATGGCTGAGGCTATGCATCGTGCACAGACGGCATACGACGGCATTGCTCAGGACATCATGCGCCGCCGCTTCACTGGCAAGCACAATGTCTTCAAGGAAGGTCTCATGGCTTCTCGCCTGCCTCGCTCGGCTACAGCCGTGTGGACGGGTGATCCGCGCCTGGATATTGATCAGGTCGGCGTTGGCCCAGAGCTGGCGAAGAAACTGCGCCTACGCGATGGTGACTACGCTCTGATCTGGCGTGATCCTGTGCTGCGTGATGCGGGCGTTCGTTACATGCGCGTGAGCATTGACGAGCGTCTCACGGGTGTGAGCGTCAACCCGAATATGGTCAAGTCTTTTGACGGTGACTTCGACGGTGACTCTGTCGCAGTTGTCAACCTGGGTCGTGGCGCTGCTCATGAGCAAGCCATGGAGAGGCTAAGCGTTGAGGCGAATCTCCTTGACCTCGGTCAAGGCATGGATGACGAGGGTCGCTACCCTCTGGCGATGCATGATGCCTTGGATGTCAAGGTGTCTCAGCATTACGACTCGCGTCACGCGGATGCGATGGCTGATGTTCATCAGCGAGCCAATGACGCGTACTACGATCTCGTTGAGGGTGAGTCCAGCCGTGAGCAGTTCTTGGAGACGAGCCGTCAGGTGAGCGCTGCTGCATCACGGATGTACCATGATGCACTGCGCCATCAGTATGGCGAGGCTGTACTGTCCTTTGGGTCGGTCCAGGAGCACATGGAATCTGTTGAGAAGGCATGTATCGAGACTGGAGCAAAGGGTTCGCCCAAGAAGATGCTTGATTACGCCAAGTACATTGGATATGACCCTGAGACAGGGGAAGATCTCAAGGTCACTCAGGTGACACGTAATGAGCAGCTTGGCACCATGTATGCAACGGCTGTTAAGTCGTTTGGTACAGGGGTTGCTGGAACCTTCTCTCAGCGCGGCGTGCGGGCACTGCGAAACAACGAGCTGAAAGCTGTGTTGGAGCTGACTTACCCGGTGACTCAGAGTATTTTGCAGGCCAAGCATGACCCGGTGGATGCTCGTCACCGTTACGAGTTGCTCATGGGTCCTGCTCGAAGCTTGTGGCGTGGTCAGATGATCGCTCAGGGTCAAGATGGTGTATGGAACACCGTTATGGACGCTGATCACAAGCCGGTCCAAGCGACGAAGGAGCAGTGGGTCGAGACGTTCTCTCGCTTCTACGGTGACGACGGTTTGGGCGTTGCGATCAACGCTGAGAACATCGAAAAGGTTGCCACGGCTCTCAGTGACAGCAACGGTGTGATGCTCAACTTGGAAGATGAGAAGGTCATCGAGAAGTTGGCTTCACCGATGGATCGCCTGGTGTATGGTGGTGATTTCACGACGATGCAGACGTTGGCTCATGAGCGAGCAGGTTTGTTCGAAGGAAAGTGGAACGAGAGCTTCGCTCCCGCTCGGGTACGCGAGGTGTTGGAAGCCGATGTTGAGACTCAGGCTGAGGCTCCTGTCATTGCTATGGACGACACCGTGGCACGTAACAACGTAGAAGAGACCATCGGACGGCGCAAGTCGACGTCATGGGCCGTTCCTGTTCGCTCGAAGGTGGGCACGGCACATGTGAGCAGAGGTACGACGGCTCAGTACCGGGTGCCAGCGCCTGTTGCTGTCGAGAGCGAGGACGACGGGTTCGAGTTGTAAGCCATTAGGTGTGGGAAGCGGGTTGTTTCATGATTGGAGCAGCCCGCTTCCTCTTAATGAGTCGGTGTATCTCGATATGAGAGCAATAGTACGATATACTGGTATATGAGTGAAAACCCGTTCCGAGAAAGGAAATATCATCATGGTTACGTCACAGTGGATGGCAGAGTTGATGGCGACGACCCCACAAAGCGAAGTTGATTATGACGTCGCTTCTGAACAGGCTTCTTATCGTCAGTCTTTGTACGATCACTACCATGAACCCTCAGACGAATATATTAAGAAGGTTTACGGTCTTGAACCCGATGAATGGGTTGGTTCATCTGCCAATCGCGTAAAGACGATTATTAACAAGAACTCACCCCATATGGAACAGCAGGTTAACAATTTCTTGCGTGACCAGGTGGCTGTTTTTGATTCAGGCATGGAGCGACTGGAGATTCCCGAGGATGCTAGTTTCGATAGGGTTTTGGATGCGATGCGTGCGCACAGCTGCGCATTTGGTTATGCTTTGCGGGATACAATCAAGGAAGCCGTGGAGAGTGGTGTTTTAATCGACCCCGAAACAATGAGTGCTATTAAGCAGGTGGAAGAAGATTACGTTATTCCTTTTAGTTGGGAATCGCTGAGGCAGCAGTATGAGCGTCTTCGTGAGCTTAATGGTGCACGCAAGTACTACCGTGAGACTGCACCATCGCTTGTTTCGTCTCATGCTGAGAAGAAGCCTGGGTTATCGACACTAGCGGCTCAGGAAATTGCTGATTTTTCGTTAATCACAGGTGGAAGCGCTCATGGCAAAGAGCAGATTCAGCTCGCTAATGCTTTGGAGCAATGGACGCGCTCAATGGGGCGTGACACTGATGGTCAACCTTTAGCTTCGTCCACTTCATCCCAGGGTTCCCGCCAGGGGTCTATTGCGGCGGTGCTTCCTGGTAGCAGTATCACTGTTGGTCGTCAGGCACCCCGTGTACGGTCAACGTCTGTGTCTCACAAGCCAGCGCCACAGAGGTCGGATTCGCATGAAGCCGATGATGGGTTCGAGCTGTAAGGTCCTGTAGCGACTCACGCAAGCGGGCCATGCTCATGCTCTTGTATCAAGGGTTGAGCATGACCTGCTTTTTGTTTGTTTTGTGTGAGTTTTCAGGGGATTCGTCTCGTTTTTAGTCTGGTCATACGGTATACTGATAAGTGGAATACCCGTCATATTTTATGAGAAGGAGACAACCATGTTGATGAATCGAGATCTCACGAACGATGAGATCAGGCAACGTTATGGTCTTGAACCATACGAGTGGACCAGCACGCTCGATGGCACGATGGCGGCAATTGTCGGCAAAGACATGCCGGATCGAGACGTATATGCGAATGCTCTGTTGCGAGATGGCGTGAAAGCCTTTGAGCGAGAAATGGAGTTTGATCAGTATGAAGGTCGCGTTGACAATGAGTTGCGCGATGCGATTTCTCAGGCAACATGGGGCGGCGTCATCATTGATGATCCAACCATGATCGCTATTCAAGATGCTGATGATCGACACGTTCTCCCTGTTGGTGCTGAGTCTCTTGCGCGCACGTATTACGCGATTCATCAGGTCGATGATGCGAAGCTTGCTGATCTCAGGCTCGAGATGCGATTCCCTCAGCCTACAGATGATGAGATCAAGCAGTACTACGGTCTTGATCCCCACGAATGGACAGGATCATTGGCCGATAAGGTCAGGACTGTGATCAATAAGAACGAGCCACAGAAGGATGAATATGTTAATGCTTTGCTTCGTGATGGAGCTATCCGTGTTGGCGAGAAGATTCAGTACTATGAAGCCGACTATACGCGGTCGGGGTGGCTTGAGCCGTGCGTAAACGATGAAGGTGACAAGCTCTATGGCGCTGCTATTGAAGCCGCGTGGAGCGGGATCCTTATCGACGATGAAGCCATGGCTGAGATCAGCAAGGTTGAACGGGATTACATTCGGCCCTATGGCAAGCCCACGTTGGTACAAGATTATGCACAGCTGCATGATCTGAATAATGCACGCGCGTATTATCGCCAGAACATGGCTCAGATGCAGCAGAGCCAGCATGAAAATGTGAGTTCTCAGCCTGCTCAGGCTTCGGTGCCAGCGGCAAGCGTTCGTGGTCAGCGCGGCCCCGGTCATCCCGTACGTGTGGGTGACGTTGCGAAGCAATGGATGGCTTCGATGGGTCGAGGCGTTGATGGCCGACCTTTGGCTCCATCGTCTGAGTCTCAGAAGACACAGGGGACGATTCAGGCTGCACTGCCAGGGAGCAGCATCAAGGTTGGCTCTGCTCCGCGTGTTCCTTCGACCACTCGTCGCATGGGTGCTCCTGCCCCGCAGCAGGCGCGTCGGGACGAGGCGAGTTTCGAGCTGTAGAAAAGGAGAATGAGATGAGTCGGCCACCTCGTGAGCTTCCAGCGCCTCGTTATGGCGGAGAGCCTCGCAAGCCCCAGGTTGAAGAGGATATGACAGAGACGATCGTCATTGATCCGGTGATTGAGCCGGAGTCTGTGCCTACTCCCGTTCAAGGTGTTCCACGTCTTGACTGGGGACAGCAGCTCCGCCGTGAGATGCGTAGCCATGCTGATGGGTATTTGCACGCATTGAAGCAAGTGAATCTGAAAGGTGAGAGGCGTAAAGCTGATCTTGCCTCTCGTGCGAACGATCTGAAAGGCAAGCACAAGGCGTATGCGTCCATGATGGTGCTCAGTGCGCTTGTACCTCTCAAAGACGGCGTATCGATGTCGGCTGTTGCTGAGTCACTCGGTATGGGCGTGACGATGTGGCTCCTGTCGCCGAACTTCCGTCAGCAAGTGGGGTCGTTCACGCGCGATGCTCGCATGGCGATTGAAGACATGGCTAATGCCAGGCGGAAACACCAGCGTGAGCAGGTGAACCGTGACATTCAAGAGCACAAGGAGAAGCACGGCGGGGAACTGCCGTGGTCGCTCAAGCGTCGCTTGGAGCGTATCGAGGCGAGTGAGCGAGGTGATCGCCTTCCGTTTAACGAGATGAGCGCCGCGTTGACCCATATTGGCCTCAGTGAAGCAGCGTTTGAGCAAATGCGTGCTCCTGGGGCTGATCCAGTTGAGGTGCAAGAGAACTATGACCGCCTCATGGAGCGGTTCTGGGACGATGTTCAGCTCGATGGGTTGGATGTGGGCCGCGTGAGCGCACTCAGTCGCATGTTCGTGGGCCAGCGTATGGCGTATGAACCTGAGTGGGCTTATCGTTTCGTTGAGACGGCCCATGGCGAGGTCGATATGGACATGACCGAGCAGGTTGATCCGCGAACAGGTGAGCTGGGCCGTACATGGTCAGGTAAGTGGTCCACGCGTGCGGGCGAGTCTGTTATCAGTGGAGCCTTTACCGTGCGACCCCCGGAGTCGGACATGCAGCATGAGATGTTGCTTAGCGTGACTATGGCTCGTGAGATGGAACGTGCTGCGTTGAACGGTAACCTTGTCGATCTTAATGAGACGTTGATGGCGTATGGCTCAGCATGGTTTGTTCGAGACAAGGCTCTCGACACCCAAGCGATTCCAGGTCAAATGGGCGAAAAGATCCGTCGCGCTCAGCGTGGGCTTGAAGCCATGGAGTTTGACGGCTTTGGTCGAGATCTCCAGCGTGATGTCTATTCGACGTCGTTCGTCCATGCAATGGAATTGGTCGCAAAGGCGCATCCTGATATCGAACGCCACTGGGCACAACAGTATGGCTCACAGTGGAGGGCGGAGATGCGGGATTTTGCAGCATCACCAGAGGAAACGTATAACCGTTGGCAGCGTGGGGAGTATTACTCTGATCCGCGTGAGTCGCCTGGGCATGATAACGCTCATGCGGATGCTCACACGGAGCGGATGAGGAGCGATAAGGAACGCCGTCGTCATGCGTATAACCGTGCTCGTGACAACCAAGAGTACAACGAGCATGAGACGAACGCATTCACGGCTGAGACTGATTTTGAACTCAACGATGTTGACGATGGGTTCGAGATGGGTGAGTCTGACCAATTTAAACGAGAGGATGGTGATGAGCCGTCACTCGGGTAAGATTGGTACACGTGGTCATTGAAAGAAACGTAAGAGAAGGGAGCGGGCAATGCTCGGTTTTCCAACAGATGATGGATTGATGGGTGATCTTTTTGGCGTGAAGCCAGAAGATCGTGATGCATGGAACCAAGAGCGACAGAGGCGGCTTGAGCGCCAGCGACAAAGCGCTCCGTCGCTTGGTGTGCTCAATCGTGCAGCCTCGGCCATGTATAACATTGGCGCGACAGGCATCACCTCACAGATGCGAGCTGCTTACATCGAAGAGCAGCGCGGTACGATGAGTAAGAAAACGGAGACGACGACGACGACTGTTACGCACACTCAGTCTCACAATGTTGAACCAGAGGATGAAGCGGATTCGCCTACCTACGGGTTCTAAGACCAGATGCAGCGCGGTGTGTTAAACTGGTACATGAATGTAATCATGAAGCACACTGCGCTGCTTTGGTTGTTAACGGAAGGATTGAAACGAGGGTAGATGATGGTTTCGACACATAGGAATCGAGAGGACGGTCGCCTGACAAAGACGAAGCTTTTGCATCGCGTCTCTCATCGGACGCACGTCGATATAGCGACGGTACGAGCTGTGTACGGCGCTCTCATTGACGAGATTATTGAAACCGTTCGATCAGGCGGGTCTGTCATGCTGACAGGTTTCGGACGTTTTTACAGGCTGCATAAGCATGGACATGCCGTGCAGTTCACGAAGTCAGGCTCGGGCCGAGTTCCTGATTACGACGTTTTGAAGTTTTCGGCGTCACTGACACTGAATCGTTCACTTACCGCATCGGATGATCACGGTGAGGATGCAGACGAATAAGGTTGCGAGACTAAAAACAATACCCCGAGCACGTGATGTGCCCGGGGTATTGTTTGTATGTGAGAGCTATTGGCGGATCCGTTTGAGAATGCGCTCGCGGTAGTCCCTGATCTCGTCCTCGTCTTCGCTCAGGTATTCCAGCGAAGCAAACACGTCATGCTCGTGACCGCGCATGGCGTCTGCGAGCTGGTCGATGGAATAGAGGGCCAGATCGCCGATTGCGTCAGGGTCGTTCCACATGAAGTGGTTCATGAAGTTTTCGATGCCTTCACGGGAGAAATCCGTGTAGAACGTGGCGTCGAAACCGTATTCTTCTAGTGACGTCACCGAGAGATCATCAGATGATTCATCGCCAATAACGGTTACGGTGGTGTCAAAATCTCGGCCTTCGTGCTTGTGGTAGTAGGCGCAACCACTTGCAACAAAGGCTTGGCCGAGTTCGTATTCACGCCAGGTGAGCGTGATGTTGAACCACGAGTTTGTCAGCGTATCGAGGGTCTTTGCGTCGATAGAGTCGAGATTTTCGTTGATCCAGGGGATCATGCGTTCGGCATTGGTGGCGTATGTCCACCGACCTGAGCCGTAGAAGGGCACCACGCCGACAATGTCACCATTGTCGCCCAATGAGACTTGGATGTCGTCGGGGTTGAATGTGGTGTCATAACCGAAGTGGCTGGCGGTGTTGAATACATCGATAATTGCGTCAAGCGTTGCTTCATTGGGAGCAGCAAAGATGATGACACCTTCTGCGTGAGAAATGTTTGCCATAGTGAATATCCTTTCGATGAATAGTAAAAATGCGCCAGAATATACTTCGATACATCAAAAATCGAGGCCATTGTGGTCACCGCCTTTCACTGTGTTTGCTTCTTCAAATACGTAATGAGACCAACAGGCACTTCAAACATGCGTGCGATCTCAAAGACGCTCAGGTCATCGGCAATACACATATCGATCTCAGGACGAGGGAGAAGCAAAGACCTGGCAAAAGTGTCGGCATAGAGTTCAGCCAAGTCTTGATGCTCGTCATTGCCGCATTGATATCCCATACATGGCTGAAGAGCACAGTTGTTTGCAACGTAATGACCAAGCTCGTGCGCACACGCATAGCGAGCACGCACAGGTGGGAGATTCTCGTCGAAATAGATGTGTGCCGTCCCACCGAGGTTACCGAGGATCATTCCCCAGGCGTAGCCGGGCAGAGGGCTTTCGAAAACTCGTAGGCCCATTGATCGAGCAATGGCAACAGGGTTGACGGGAATGCGAGGATGCTCGGGGTATGCGGCAAGGACATCTCTAGCGGCTTTTCTGGCGCTTCTTTTGATGTACCTGAGCTGTGTGGGTGTGGGTTCCATTGGGTGCCTTCTTCTTTTTCTTTTTGGTCTTTTTCTGGGTGGGTTGAACTGGCGGCGTCGGTGGTGTTCCAAAAACTTTATTCAGCTCTTGATACATCGACGAGTGCTCACTGTGCGCACGGATCGCTGTTGCAAGAGCGTCACGTTCGCGTGCAATCTGGAGAATAGTCTTTTTCAAACCTTCGATGCGCTCAGAGTAGTTGATATCGTCGTTCAGACTGAGTTCTTGTTCGAACAGATCAATTCCATGAGCCGAAAGTTGCTTTTCCCATTTATGCAGAGCTTCACCCGGTTTAGCACCACCTAAACCAAGAGCGAAGGCGATGCTGTTTTGGATATTGTAGAGATCAAGAGATGACACACGTCCGATGTATTGAGAAAGTCGAGACGTGTCGATATTCGTCACTTGATTACAGATAGCGATGGAACGTTGGTTGTTCGCATGAACGACCACGTGTGTAGTAGACGCACGTCGCTTGTCGCTCGACGTGAGGTACACGACTTGAACAACACCAGAGTGTTGGTTCAAGGTGTCGTTACTGACGATGACGCCCGGCCTTCCTGACCACATCTCGTTGCCGACAGTTCCGCCTCCTGGGACGGGTGCGGGTTGAATAAACCAGATGTCGCCTCGGCGAATGTCTTGCATGAGAACTCCTTTCGGGAAGAGAGTAGTATAGAGCTTTGTGGTGTTGGTGCCCCATGACCCCTACGACGAGGCAGGAGTCATGGGGCAATTTTACAGGCGATGCTTATTCATCGTCCTCATCGTCAGTTGCAGACAGACCAGGAACGGTCTGGATGCTGGCGACGAGAGCACGCGTAGCAGCAAAGCCATCGGTATCGGTGGTATCCGCGCAAGGAGTATCTTCCTCGCTGGGGACATCATCTTCATTCACCACTGTGACAGTGGTTGCGGTATCCTCGTCCTCATTGTCTGTAGAACCCGGCTGGGTCAGCGAATCAACGATCAGGTTGTAATCACTGAGGATTCGAGCCGAGAGCGTGGTGCCATGAGAGAGAACGAATAGAGAGTTCTTCGCGCGCGTAAACGCGACGTAGTACAAGCGCTTCTTTTCTTCGCTCATGTCGGACTGATCCTTGTAGATGACAACAACGTTGTCAAATTCAAGGCCCTTGACTCCGTGAACAGTGGAGACGATGAGATCAGCGTTGGTTTCCAGGTTACGAATCTTGCGCTCCTCGTTGTTGCGGTGCATGAGAGCATCGCGAATCGAGTTGTACCGGATTTCGTAATCAAGGATGCACTTCTTCAAGCGATCGAAGAATGTCTCCTTGGTGATGATGGCCGATTGGTACTCGTAGACCCATCCTTGGATGGCCGAACCCGATTCAGTCCACCACTCGCTCGCCATCTTTGCCAGGGCTTGCTGAGCCTGGGCATTGCTGGCAGGACCTCGTGCAATGATTTCCTTTGCAAACACGTATGCGGCGTTTGCGGGATCCACAGCCTCGATGTCAGACCAGTACATCTTGATGAACGCCGAGAAGAACGTCGACGCGCGACGGCGGTCAGAGATCATCGAGATGACAGAACGGCCTGGGAACATTTCCTCCAAGCGCTTTTGAACAGCGAATGCTTCTCGGCGGGTAAAGGCCAAGAACGCCACCTGCTCACCACGGCTCAGGCAGTCCTGAACATAGGTGTAGGTGTGCTGGGAGAGCAGCTTGGGCAGGTCGCCAATGAACTTAGCATCAGAGGTGTAGTGTTCATGAACGACATGAACCTTGTCCTGGAACGACTGTGCCGTCATCGGGACAAGCGAGTTTGCACGAAGGCGGATCTGTGCAAGCTGGTTGGCTTCGATCTCGCTCAAGAGGTGGACATTAGCCATGTCCAGAACCTCTTGGTTCGACCGGTAGTTGGTTTCCAGCTTGTAGGGCGTGAACACACCAGAGGCTTCCAGTGCGTTTAGCGCCTTGGGGTTTGCCGAACGGAACTCGTAGAGCGTCTGGGAAGCATCCCTAGTTCTTCTCACGATTGAAGAACTCTACGAATCGTTCAGCGGCGATGTCAGGAGAGCATCAATCTCCTTGGTTCGTGAATTGGTTGACTATATCTTCATGCTTGGTATTGACCAAACATGCCCATCATTTCGCGTACCACACGATGCATATGTGGTCGCTACTCTACTTGCTTCACCATGGGATTACCCATGGTTTATGACTGAGATATCTCAGCGCTTTCGATAGTCGATGAACCTTCCACCCACGACTTGACGTTTGGGTGGCTGGCTGCGGATTGTCATTAGTGATAATGGTGTTACCATCCGATGAGCGTTATCTCATCTGCTGCACTATTGGTTTCTCAATAGTCGCGGTCATTATCACGGAAGCATGAGTTTCCCGCAATTAGTAGGGTTTAACGTGAGCAATGCTTACCCACGATGAACAGCGAAGCCTTGAGCTTGCTCACGAGTCGGAGCAGGTAGATGAACTCAAAGACGGAGTTGTCCTGTACCTCGTCGATGATGAGGTGACGGATGTTCAGACCCGAAGGCAGCGGCATCCGATCGATCATCTGGTACGCGAGAATGATCTCTAGTTCCAAAGACGTCTGCTTAATGAGATTCAGAGCGTCAACGGTTTGCTCAAGGTGTGCCTCGATGAAGTTGTTCAGCGAGGTGTACGCACCTTGAGCATCACGACCTTCCAGCCTGCGCAAGCGCTGTGCGAATTGAAGCGCGAAAGCATCGCCGGGCATGTAGATGCCTAGAGAGTTTGCGATCGTTTCAACAGAGCTGAGTTCGTGGGTGAGGAAGTAGGTCATGTAGAGATCATGGATCATGCGGGCAATGGTCATCGAGCGAACGTTGGGGTTCTTTTTGATGATGTTGTCCGCTGCTGCGTTCGTAAATGACAGCACAGTGATGTCCGAGGGGGCCACCCCGCACAGCGTGAGCTGGTTGATACGAGCAAGGATGACCGTGCTCTTACCAGCACCTGCACCTGCCTGAGTGATCGACAGAGGCTCAGTCGAGCACACAGCGGCTTTCTGCTGAGGCGAAAGCTGGCCCTGGATCGGAGTGGTTGCCATCGACTGAGGCGCACGCTCCAGTTCGTCGCGGTGAGATCCAAGCTCGTGCAAGGTCTCGTTCATCAGCAGGTTCATGTTCTGCTTCATCAGACGCGATGCGGTCTGAGGGTCACAGAGCGTGTTGATAGCCGTGTAGACCTCGCGGTAAGCAGGCAGCGGAACACTGTACTGTTCCATGTAGCGAAGCTGGTAGACCATCTGAGCCAGCTGATCGTCGTTGTAGGTGCGCGTCTTGGGTACAAGAGCGGCAACGACATCTCGGATGTCCTCAGCAATACCATTGCTGGTCCACCGCTGCGCGCTGTACGTAATGTTCTCGTAAACGCTGTAATCAGCGTAGAACTCAGTGAGCGTATCGATGAAGCCTTTCCTGTGGGAGAGGTCGATACCCATAGCATGGCAAATGGCTTCCCACGGCAGGTCTTCGATATCTTCGACAGGTGCGTAGCTCCAGTCGGCAACAGCCCACGCCTGGTCTTGAATGCTCATGAGAGCAGAGAGGCTATTGAAGTTGGATGCCGACATGTTCAGCAGGGTGGCACGAGTGCGGTAGTCATCATCCACGGTCAGGACGAGTGAATCGGCAGACTCATCGTCCACAGCCATGATGTCCTCGTCGCTTGCCTCGATGAACTCTGGGTCATCGATGTCACAAGAGGCGAGATCCTGGTCGCACAGAGCGTCCATCTGAGCTTCCAGGTCGATGGCGTCTTCGACTTTTACGGGCGGAACGACGTAGAGCATCGTGCGGTACGAAACAGCAAGATCCTTGACCATTTCTCGCCCGCTACGATCCTCGCGCATGACAAGGCCCTGCACGTGGCAGGATGCGTAGAGATCGAAGGTGTAGGTGTCATCAGTCAAGCGCACGGAGAATGCGTTCGCGTCAGAGGGAACGGGAACCAACATGTGGCCGTATCCCTGCTCATAGGCGCGCCGAACGACAGTGCCGATGGGGATAATGTGGCTGGTGACGTTGTTCGAGGTGCGACGTTCCTTGTAGCGAATGTCGGTGCTGCCCATGGTTGTCCGGCTCAGGCCCATAGGGTACCTGCCGGGGACAACGGAAGAGTTCAGCACGCCCTGCTTCTTGCCCTGTCCGGTCAGAGACGAGGAAAAGAACTTAGGGGTAACAGCCTTGATCGTGCGGGCTTTACCTGCCTCAGCAACGGTATTGATCTGAGCGGCTGCGGTATCAATGCTTTCCAAGAGGATGGGCATGAAAGCCTTCCTTTCTGAATATAAACGAATGTATGAATAAGCCATCAATCGGCCAGTGGTGCTCCTGACCGATCGATGGTGTGGGTTGTCTCAAAGGTTACGCAATTGTGTAACCGACGATGGTGAGATCGGTGTCCTCGTCAGAATCGACAAGGGTTCCCACCTCGGTCAAATCGCTCAATGGTTGAGTGTAGAGACACCCCTTATCATCGGTGTAGATGATCTGGAGAGACTCAAGGTCTTTGTTGATCTGTGGCTTATGGCCGGTGGACAGATCGTAGAGCGTCAATGCAGCGTCGATTTGCTTCTTCCACGCCGGGGCCAGCGTGGTGTTAATCAACGCTTCGAGGTCGGTCTTGGTGCGAACACCCTCTAACATGTCTGGTGTCGTGCGAAGGTACCTGGCTGCACGACGACGGCTGACGGTGGTGATGAGCGGGCCGTCAGCTTCATCCTCATGAAGCCAGAACCATCCATTATCGAGGGCGTACATCGGTGCGCCTGTGTAAGCATCGGCAAGATGGAGTTCCATAAGAGGCTTCAACCACGGGAAGGCTCGTTCGATGTCATCGCATACTTGCCCACACTTGTCAGGATCGAAGTTGGCAAGTGGGGTTTGGTCATCATGGTTGTAATAGACCTCTCCCATGATGCTTACTCGGTCATTACGAATACCGTAGTGAGCGACGACGGTCGTCAAAGATCCATCAACTTCGTGAAGGGTGTATTGAACGGTGCGCATAGTAGACATGGTTGTTCTCCTTGAATAAATAGATGATGAATGGGTGGTTCGCCCACGAGGGGTGGATTTACGTGGGCGAACCGTATGCGCTCTATGAGTTCGCTGCCTGAGCAAGCAGCATGTCTTCGATCAGAGCGCGGATGGCGCGGATGGCCGGGCGTGCGCCCTGGTCAACGAGCCATGTCTCATCGACCAATTGAGCAATGGTGTCATCGTCAATTGGATCAAAGCTCAGGTCTGGCCTCTCGGCACGGATACGTGCAACTTGGCGATCGTATTCATCGCGCAAGATTTGTGCGTAGTCGTCGGCTCCAAGCGGCATGAACGCGATGAGATCATCGAATCGTCCCAGCAGCTCTGCGTCAAAACTCTTTTGGAGTTCTTTGGTCAAAGACTGCTTGCTCACGGAGTGCTTATGATCCCCGAAGCCCATCTGGGAACCAGAGAGCTTCTGCCTGCCCGCATTAGTCGTTGCAATAACGATGCAACGCGAGAGGTCAACGGCTGGGCCGTTCGCCATCTGAATCTCGCCGGTATCCAGAGCAGAGAGGAAAAGTCGCTGCACGGACATATCGGCTTTTTCAAACTCATCAAGGACGATCACGCGGTAAGGATTCGATGCCAAGGTATCGAAAGGTCGTTCCTTGGCGCTGTCCGAACCGACGTAGCCGGTTGGGGAGCCGATGATGCGATTGATCGATGCCGAGTCATGGTATTCAGCCATGTTGAGAATGATGGGCTTTTGCCCAGTGACCATAGATGAGATGATCGTGGCTGTTTCCGACTTGCCGACCCCGGATGCCCCGGCGAAAAGCCAGGACGTGGGGCGAGTGCTCGGGAAGATGTTCAGCTCGCGTCTGCGCAAAGCGTCGACGATGCGAGGGAGAACCTCTTCTTGACCCCTGAGCCTGGATAGCTCTGTTTGGAGAGCTGTCACATCCAGGTGAGGCGGCTGGGATTGTCCCGTGACAAGAAGCATAGCGATTGTGTTCAGTCGCTTAGCTGTCAACGGAATATGAGTAATCTGCTGGAGCATCTGTGCGCTCGTTGTGTTCCCAGAGGCGAGAGCCTCTTGGATAGCCGCATGGTGGCTGATGACGGAGTGGCTCAGTGCTCGGTCGAGAAGCGTAATCGCCGTATCAGGGCGGTGTCCCGTACTCATGAGACGGTCGGCTGTCATGACGATTTCATCAAGAACATCGGGAGCAACCGTGACCTTGTTCTGGTAATGATTGAGCATACCGGGTAGAACGATGTCCAGGATTTGACGGGTCTGCTCGCGGGTGAGTTCATCGACGATGACGGATGAGAAACGGCGCTTGAACGCCGGGTCGTCATCGAGTTTCTTCGCTTCACCCATGGTCGTTGCTGCGATCACACGGATGTACCCTCGGGCCATGGCAGGCTTCAAGATCTGTGCGATCTTGGCGTAGGTTGTGTTGTTGCTGTCTGCAATGAGGTGAATCTCATCGATGAAGAGCAATGCGTCGTTGTTTGCATCCTGTGCAAACTTGATGATCTCGGTGATGCGGTTTTCGAGATCACCGACAACGCCTGCGCCTGCAACGAGAGTTGCAATCGGCAGCTCGTAGATCGTCGTGTTTGCTAATTGCGGTGGGACAGAGGCTTCTTTATTAGCGATGCGTCTGGCGATCTCTTCAACGATCGCCGTCTTGCCAACCCCTGCTGGGCCAACGAGTAGAGCGTTCGGCTTGCGAGAGGACGAGATGATGCTCATGGTCTGGGTGACGATCTCATCACGGAAAAGAGCAGGTGTGGCGCTCTTGTACGTCTCGTTGTAGTTGATGAGCATATCGTTGATGTCAGAGCCACCTGTGAGGGTGGGATTCAGCAGAGACGACAATGGGATGCTCGGTCCTCCAGAGCCAGAATTTGAGCCGCCACCGATGTCTGTGGGTGTAAAGTTTGACAGGCCCATAGGGGCCTCCTTTCACGTGAATAAAAAGATATGAATAAGCCCTTCCTTCCCCAGGTGGTTAGCCCAGAGAAGGAAGGGGTGAGCAGATTGGTGCGATTCGAATCAGTTGGTCATACCAAGGATTCGAGACCCCGTACTCGGATCGATCTTTTCCATCGAACGGACAAAGCTCATGGCGCTGTTGCGTAGCGATGAGTAGTATCCGGATGGAACAGAGATCGGAACGTAGTATAGATTTTCTGGGACATCGATGTGGTATGACCCAGGCCACCATTCAAAGTCGGTGATCACCAGGTTCAAACGACGCCTCAGAGTGGGGTGTTCATTGATGAAGGTGTAAATCTGCTCGTAGTCGGTTCCACCGCTGACCTTCGGCACAGCCGCGAATTGCTTCCACACCTGGTTCACCGAGCGGTCTTTGATTCGAAGACGCACAGGAGTGGACATGATGTGTGAGAAGCTCGTGAAGTACAGATCAACGCCCATTTTCTTGGCGAAAGTGATGAGCATCTTGATCGTATCTTCGTAGTTTTCGGTGGAAATAGACCCTGACGTATCAAGGTAAATGTGAATGTCAGGTAGGTATTTGCGCGAAATGACCTTACCTGGCTTGTTCGGGTCATTGGGCTGACGCCGGTTGGCTCGAACGAAGCTCGTCGTCACATTGCGAATCGAGTTCAGCGATTGGTTGACCTTTGACATGCGAGTGAGAACGCGCATGACGGACTTGTAGATGTCAACGGGGCGTGTCGGGCGCTTGTGGAATACCACACGACCACTACGACCTTTTTGCTGATGCGCGTTGGACAAGCTGTTTGCAGCTTGAGCCGATGCCTTTTGCTGCGCACGGGCGAGAGCCGTGAGCTTGCTCAGTTGCCCTGGGGTCACGAGCTTAACGGGAGTGTGCAACGACTTGTTGATCAGTTCCCACTCGTTAATGATCTTGCGCATTGAAGCTCTGGCATGAGCCTCCACATTGACGAGAACCAGGGTTCTGGGTAGAGCCATCTCAGCGATGCTGAATGGGAGAACGCCACATGTCTGGGGCGCGCCTGCTTGGGGAACGTTTGCTCCAGTCCACGTCATCAAGGCCCACATGAGCACACGTGCGAACGAGTACTCATCGAGAGCCTGGGAATCATCTGCTCGCAAGATGAGTGACTCGGTCAGATCGGTGAGCGTGAGCGCATCGAACTGCTGGAACATCCGCATATCAGAGGTGCTGATATTGGATGCAATCTTGGTGAGTTCACCTTGGAGCCATGTCTTAAATGCATCAAACTCAGTGTTTGTGCGGAACCAGAACCCCACGGTGTGTGGATGGAAAGTCCAGCCCAAGGATACCAGGAGAAGATCGGTTCCGGCGTTACCCGCAAGCACGTCCTTAACAGCCGGAATCACGTCGGATTGCGTGGTGTACAGCGCCTTGCTCGGGTCAGGGAGCTTGCACGTGGCTGCTGCCTGGGTGATGAAGGCTTCATCGACAGGTGACGATGCCGAAGGGATCCACCTGGTGAGAGCCTGCTCAAAGAGTGTGTTCATCACTTCCTGGGCAACGGGGTCCAGAACTTCACCGACAGATCGAAGGAGAAGCTCGTTTGCACCATCGCGGTCGATCGGCTGATTGTTCACAGCCACAGCGACCGTTTGGTTTGCGTTCAGTGGCTCAAAGAGCGTGTGGGTCACCATAGCGTCGAGCATTGCTACAGGGTCGCAATCTCCGGTGAAAGCGGGGACCAGCGTGTATGGGTCAAGATGACCTGGCTTTTGTCCAATGAGGCTGACGGGGATCGTAGCCATTGATGCCCCTTTCTATGAATATATCGGGTATGTGTCGTATTCGGTGCAACTGTCGGAGAACAGGGCAGTTACACCGAATACGATCGTTGTGCACAAAAGACTCAGTCGCCCAAACCCATAGCAACGAGAGTGGGCGTGATGGCCTGAGCAAAGCCAGTGCTCAGCCCCGTGAAAACTCGGCAGTTATGGGAGTTCAGCGCGCCGGACGACCACAAGGTGATGAGATCATTCAAGTGGTTCTTTTCCAGACGGCTCAGGCGGTCGTTCAAAGCCTGAATGATCACGGTGTTGTCATCGCGCTCATAGAGAGCAAAGACGAGGCATCCCGATGCGTCGTTATCGGTCATGGTTGAAATGACCTGAGTAACGTCGTCGATGCTCGTGGTGGCAGCGGCCTTCAAGGTATCGTAGATACGAGGCTTGACCACGCGCTGAGCGTTGGTCTGGTTCGTGCCCTTGCTCAGTTCTTCGCTGATGACACCCATCAGGAGCGTGGTGAAAGACGTGTGTCCGGTCAGACCTTCAATGGTTTCTTGAAGGTAGGAGACATGTCGTCCGTCACGGGTAGTTGCAGCAGTCGCCATGAAACTCATGAGCTTTTCGGTGGATAGAGCAGTGAGATAACGCGAGACACCATCGATGGTACGAGGGGTGGCGAAAGGCCGAATTTCCTCAGATCCATCGAAGAGGTCAAAGACGGAAACAGTAGCGTTTTCGTCGTCGTCATCGGAACCTTCAACAGCCTGCTGGTCATCGACGTTCTTGACAAAGATCGTTTCCGGGTGCTTTTCCAAGACCATCTTGACCCACGGGTGAAGATTGTCCCCCAGAACGTCGATCAGGGTGTGAGCATCAGGCTCAACGTTGATGATTGCGAAACGTGAAACGGACGCATCATCAAGAGCCGTGACGTTACCCTTGTCGTTGCCTGCAACGATGATGCGTAGGTTCTTCGGCAAAGCCTTGTCACCGATACGACGCAATGTCACGAGGGTCAAGGTACCCGAGGTGACATCAGAAGTCGTACGGTTGATTTCATCCAAGAACAAGATCGGCTGTTCGTTGGGATTGTTCTCGGCGTGGTGGATCGCCTGGCTGATGACGGAGTGGGGGAAGAACTTCTGTGACCATTCTCCGGTAGATTCGTTAAGAACAAGGCGTGCACCTGTCAGGTCAGCCTTGTCAGCCAGCAAGTTACACGGAAGGGTGAAGCATGTGGTGTTCGTTCGGCGGGCAACGTCTTCGACGAAAGATGACTTGCCGATACCGGGTTCGCCCATCAGGGCGGGAACCAAACCTGCTTCAAGCAACAAAATAGTGTTGTCAACGAGATTCTCGTCAAACTTCATGGTGGGTACCTCCTGAATAAAAAGGAATTAAATAGAGAACCAGGCAGCGCTGTCAGGCTGTCTGGTTCTGTCAAATAGATCTCGGGCCGTACTCTGTACGGCTTGCTTATGGAAAACTCAGGTGTGCAACCTGCACAAAACCCTGGTTTTCCAGTAGAATAGTAGTAATGTTCCAACGCATATCACGAAAGGATCAATAATGAGGGGAACGTATCATATCGCTGGTGGATTGGCGATGCTCGGACTAGGCCGAGCCTGCGTCACCGTAGGTGAGAGCATGGGCCAAACTCAGGCGATGATCGATTCTGGTGAACCCTCATGGATGAGCAATGCGTTGGATACGGTCAGTGGGGTAGTGCAGCTCGGGAGCACATGGCTCCATCAGATGTTTATTCCCTCTGATGATCAATGGCTGACGAGCGTAGCCATCGGGCTACCGCTGTTTGTCATTGGTACAGTGCTCCCTGACATTGACCTACCTGATTCGTTAGCGGGTCGTTTCATGCCCTGGGGGACGCTGCTGCGCTCGCCTGAGTCACGCGAGGGTGCATCTTCACCTCTGAACCATAGAGGATGGACACACACGCTCTGGTTGCTCCTTGGTGTCGGTGTGCTGACAGCGTGGGTGTGGCCTGGTTTCATCTGGCTGCTCGCGGGCATGATCACTCATGATCTACTCGATGCTGGGAGCATGGCCGGGTGGATCTGGTATTACCCGCTGTTCCCATCGACGTGGAAAGTGATTGAGCGAGGTGAGACGCGCATTGTCGTGTCCACTCGCTATCGAAGCATCATGGGTAACCTTTTGCGGTACCAGCAGAGCAAACCATGGTTGGAACCCATGTATGTTGCAGTGCTTGTTATTGGAGCCGGAATCGCAACGTGGTACACGTGGTGATATTCCCTCATTCAGAGGGATTTTTATCAATGGGTTGTGGATCATCGTACTTAAGTGTGTATGGGAACCCGTAGTCCTCGTCGTAGCCCAGCCTCTCGGCAAGTACTTGCTCAGCGTTCTCAAGGGTTTCGGCTTCGATGGTGACGGATGCAACGTAAGAATTTAAAGGTTTGGTCATTGATGTTCCTTTCGTTTGTCACACGAACGGAGTTGTGATACTATTTGTGTATCAACTCCTTTCGGATTGATTTCCTTGTCTGGGTTCGTTCATGCCGATTACCCCGGTACCATTTGGGATTTCTGGTACCGGGGTTTCCTTTTACGCAAGTGCGTTAGGCGATTTCTTCCATCTTGTCTCGAATACCGCACATGAGTGCGGCGAGACCCTCGGCTCCGCTCGCATCTCGATCGTATGTGATGTTTCGAAGGCCACATGTGGTGGAAAGCGCAACATCGCTCCCAAGGGAGCGAACATCGTGGAGTACTTCTACATAATCTTCATCGCTGAAAACGTCGATGTATACGTCATCCAACCCAGGGATAAGTAGAAGAAGATGACCTGCATCTCGCACTTGCTCGTCAAAACTGAGACCGTCATTGTACGATTTAAATGTTTCACACATCTCGTCGATCTCATCTGCAACTCCGGGGCGAGTGACGGCAAGGTCTTTGAGCACGTCAATCATGGTAGCCTGGGTAGCTTTCATGAAGCTCTTCGGGTAAGGCTTGGTCTCGTGAATAGAGAGAATGCGCGCGGGGTTTTTACCTCGCATACGCTCGTCTTGAAGAACCAGCTCGCTGTAAATGACAGCTTCGGCTAGTGTGGGTGCTTCAATGGTGTAGCTGCTGGTTTCGTCAATCCCCAGCTTTGGGTTGTATCGTTCGACAACAACGATGTACGTCTTATTGGGTCGCTCGGAGAGTAGCATGGGACGTCCTTTCTGTGGGTTAAACGCGCGGGAGATAGGGGTTGTGGATGATGTAGCTGTCATGGCGGTGTTCGATGAGGTAGTCTTTCATTTCCTCATGGGTCAATCTGCCACCGAAGGCGTCGATCCAGCCGTCTTGGGTACGCATGTGTTCAATACCATCAACGCTGATTACCGTGCCAAATGAGGCGAAAAGCGGTGTGTCTTCGGTGAAATGGATCGGGTACGTGCGCTGTGGGGCGTCAGGCGTATCAATCACGTACGTGCGTGGGGTTTTGGTCATTGCGGGCCTCTTTTCGTAGGTATCGGTGGGAGTTATTCGCTTGCTTCTCGGGTGAGCACCACGCGAGAAGCGAGGTTGAGGAGCAAGGGCATACCCTCGCGGGTTTCATCGTGCTTTGAACGATGGTCGAGATAGTGGGTTAATACGTCGTAGACCAACCACGTCGCCGCTGTCTCGTCAATGACAATGGTGTTCATGGCAAGAGATTTGTCAGGAGACACGTCGATGGAATCTGGACTGAGACGAAGCTGATTGAGCTTATCGTAGATGTATTGCGCATAAGCCCATTCGTAACGGGAATGGTCATTATCGAAGCGTTCAGGGGTGCGTCCAAAGAAGCGGCAGCGTTGAATGAGCATGAGCAAAACAACGTCGTACCATTCGTGACCCGGACGAGTGTTTTCGTCAAGGTTTGCAGCGCGAGCGGCCACAGGCTTGCTGTTGGCCGGTTCAGCGACGCTGCACCATACCTGGTCCCATAGCTCGGTATCAACGGTAGACGAGACGGGCACAAGGGTTGGATTGCGCGTGTAGGTCACAAAGTGGTTGCTTTGAAGGATCTCCCACCATCCATGCGGGCCTTTGAGAACCGCTTTGTTTGCCGCAATCGATAGCTCAGGAAACGATGAGGGGAGAGGCAACACCAGGTGATAGCCTTTGCCCGATAGTGAGGTCTCAGCATAGAGAGCGCCAATAGCAAGAAGGCGATCGCGCTCGTCAGGCGGGCATGTCTTCTCGATATCGAGAACGACACATCCTTGCGAGGGTGCGTCGATGAACATGGCACAGTTCGCCGCTGTTGGCAGTCCATTTGTCAGCTCATCGAGAGTGACGAGCACTCGCTCATCGCGTGCCCATGCACCACGAACAGGCTCGGGGTGGGTACACCCGTTGCAACCATTCAATAAATGACGGATGTCAATGGGCATTTTTGACGTTGGGTTCGATACGGTCCAAATCGGCATCGGGCCAAGAACCTTGGTGATGATCTTATTGGTGTAAAAGTGCGGAAAGGCTAACCGTGGATCAAAAGAGATCGTCATATGGAGATCCTTTCGTGGTGGTGTTTAAGCATAAAAACGAGACGGATGCTGCATCCACTGATGCGTTCAGTGTGGTGACAACATCCGTCTCGTTTATGGGTCAAAGACTATTGACTAATGTCAGTCAATAGTCCAGGGGGAAGAAGCCGCTTCCTCAGCAGGAGCAGCCGGAGCAGCAGGCGTGGTGAAAGCCGAACCAGACTGTTGCTGAGTAATCGCGTTCAGGATCTGGAGAGCCTGCGGATTCAGAGCCTGGAGTGCCTGGGGATCAAGCGCTGCAATCTGAGCGGCAGGAGCAGGCGCAACAGGCTGGGTGACAGGCGCGGGCATCGCCAAGCCAGAGGCTGCGTCAACCACGGTGTTCTGAGGCGCTGCCTGCGGAACAGCAGGGACAGCAGGAACGGCGGGAACAGCCGGTGCAACGGGGGCTGCAACCTGAGCGGGAGCAACGGTTTCAGGCTCGTTTGCGACAACGCCGCTGTGGGCAACGATGGGGCCAGACAGGGTAATACCCAAAGCCGCAAGAGCGGTGTTATTGACCGAGGGCGATCCGGTGTACCAGCGAGGCTCTTCATTGAAGATGATCGCCTGGATACCAATACCCTTGTTGACTCGCTTGGTGTCATAGACGTTGAGGACAACGGTGACCAGCTGATCACGTTCAGGTTCGGTAGGTAGCGAGGTCGGCGAAGCCGGGATCTCGTCATCGGTGATCTGACGTGCAGTACCATCGACAGTCTTGAGCAGAACGGGAAGAACGGTTCCCTTGTTGTCGATGCTCCAGCGACGACCAAGCTCGGGCTTATCGGGAGTCTCGAACATGCGTTCCCAGACGTAGTATTCTTCGGGAGTCATCTTACCACTCGGATCCTGGGGAACGACCTCGGCGTGATGGAGTGCAAGACGGGTGATCGGCTTGTTGACATCAAGAGGTTCGGACTTGGTACGTGCTCGGTTGAGCTTTTCGATGTCGGCAGGTCCCAAGAGGGAGCGAACGCGAGCATACTCGATCTGGCCTCGGAGAATGATGGTTGCTCCGGGACGGATCTGAGATGCGGAGATTTGACGTGGAGTGTGAGCCATAATAGTGGCCTCCTTTTCATATGTTATGTGTGGGTACGGATATGGATTATCCTGTGTTACCAGTATAATCCAGCTCCCTTTCTTCCGGTATGTGTATACTAATATGTGGTGGAATTTCATATACGCTTTGGGAAGAAAGGAAGGCGACGATGCTAGGTGGACAAGAGAAGAAAACAGACAAAGACTTTGAGAATAACCCTAATAGCATTTTTGCACTATTAGGGGCTATCGGTTCATGTGTCTTTGTTGCCTCGATGATGCTGTGGGGTTATTTTGCACCTCACGTCAGCGAGGTGGGGCACCAGGTTTCTTCTGGGTCACCCTCGGGACGCGATAGCGTCTCCAGGAATGAACAGACGGTGGTTACACCGTCGAAACAACCTAGTTCTGCTCCGTCACATGAGGATACACATGTGACGAAGACAGAACCAACCCCGTCTCCTTCTGCTGCACCCACTCCGGGCCAGCAGGTATATGTTGTGCAAGACGGAGAAACTCTGTCGAGTATCTCCGCTGCAACAGGAGTGAGCGTTGACCGGCTTGCTGAGGCTAATGGTATTCGTAACGTTCACCTCATTTATCGAGGCTCTGCGCTCGTAATTCCTCAGCCATAAACACTTTGGACCACGCGATCAGCACCTGGCGAGAAGCCGGGTGCTGATTGCTATTTACAGGGCACCATCGGTTGCATTGGTGAGGTTATCAATAGCTTGAAGCCGTTTAGCGATGATCTGCTCGTGACCGATTCCAGAACCATCGAGTTGGAACACGTGAGCGTCCGGGTGATCGAGCAGATCATCGGGTAGATACGTTTGTTCCACCACGTGGTAGGGGTAGTCGTGCGGATACTTGTATCCCACGCCGTTGCCGTAGAGCGTGTCTGCGCCTTTGTAATGAGCATCAGCCAAATGTTTGGGCACAGGCAGGGAGCCTGTGTGTCTCACAAGGTCGATGGCTCGGTCAATAGCGACGTATGTCGCGTTTGACTTAGGAGCGGTTGCGACAGCAAGGGCTGCCTCAGCAAGTGGAATGCGAGCTTCTGGCATACCAATCAGTGCAACGCATTGTTGCGCTGCGACAGCCAGAGGGAGCACAGAGGGATCAGCAAGACCTACGTCCTCAGCTGCGTGGATGACGATGCGCCGTGCGATGAAGCGCGGGTCTTCGCCGCCTTCAATGAGTCTGGCAAGCCAATAGAGCGTTGCATCGGGGTCAGATCCCCTCATAGACTTAATGAAGGCCGAGACGATGTTGTAGTGCTGGTCTCCATCGCGGTCATAGCGTTGGATCGCGTGAGGTGCCAAAGAGGTGAGCATGTCCAGAGTTGCGGGCTTGTCACCTCGGGCTGTATCGAGGGCTTCAAGCAGGGTGAGGGCCTGTCGAGCGTCACCAGAGGCGTTTAGAGCGATGACGTGGAGAACGTCATCGGGGATATCAACGCCCGGTGTACAGCGAGGAAGTCCATTTGGATGACTTATTGCTCGTTGTAAAATCGCGTAGATATCATCGTTGGTTAAAGTGCCCAGCGAAACGATGGCACAACGGGAAAGTAATGCGCTGTTGACCGAGAAGCTCGGATTTTCCGTTGTTGCACCTACGAGACGAATAGTGCCGTCTTCTACGCTTGGCAGCAAGACATCCTGCTGCGATTTGGAGAAGCGGTGGATCTCGTCAATGAAGACAACAGTAGGTGTTTTGTCTGCTTGTAGATGGGTCTGCGCTGCGGTAAGTGTCTTACGGATATCAGCAACTTTGGCAGAGGTTGCTGATAGTTCGACGAAATGGATCCCTTGTGTACGAGCCATGATGCGAGCAATTGTGGTTTTCCCACTCGCTGGCGGAGCGTACATGATGAGACTTAGGGGCGGAGCCAATGGGTCGAGCATGTGGCGGATCAGAGAACCCTCGCCTACAACGTCGTCTTGACCAATAACCTCATCAAAGGTTGTGGGTCTTACACGTACGGCGAGTGGCTCAGGCAGGTGAGTCATGGGTATCACCTTTCAGTCGGTGTTGCTGCGCACGGCCCATATGAGAGATATAGGCCGTGGCAGCGGTATGGTTAATCATCGTTCGATACGATGTCATCGACAGTTTTCTCCACGGCGTCGATGAGAGACTGTTGTAATTGCTCCTTCTTCCCAAGAGCTGTCGGCAGTTTCTCATCAATGGTTTTAGCCGTGAGAATCTGGTAGATGTTTACCGGATGTTTTTGCCCCACTCGATGCAAACGCTTGTTCGTTTGCATGTAGTGTTCCAATGACGAGGGGAGCGTGTACCAGATCAAGGTATGCCCGCCGTCTTGAAGGTTGAGTCCGTGTCCAGCGGATGCTGGGTGGATGAGCATGACGGGGATTTCTCCCCGGTTCCATGCCTCATACATGTCACGGGTGCCATCAAAGACGCGAGTATCGTAGCCATGGGCACTGAGGTACGCCCAGATGATGTCTCGATCGCACGTGAAGTAGTACGCCACCAAGACGGGACTTGTTTGCTGGGTGATGACATCGAGCAAAGCGAAGAGCTTTGCGCTGTGAACAATCGCGTATTGCCGCCCGTTATAGGCGGTGAGCGATTGTGATGCAGCCGGAAGCATGGACACGTCCAAATGGATGCCGAACTCATCTAGTTCTTCCTCGGTTTCCATGTCCTCGCTCTCATCGAGGTAAATGGTCCCAGAGGCAAGCTGAACGAGTTTTGTTCTCAGCACTGCTTTATTGGTTGCCGAGACGGAACTCAGCGTCGGATCATCGTGTGGATCAACGCCTGATACTTGAGCGATGTCAAGGACAAGCGTGCGAGCCAGAGTCTTGTACGCTTCACGCGCGTCAGTATCCATGTCAACCATAAGATTATGAATCTTCATAGGCGGAATGGGCTTACGTGCAACAGTCGGCGCACTCATCACCAGATGGTCGATGCGGGAGTAGATTGCCTCTTTTGCACCAGGGCGCGGCCTCCAATCAACCGGGGTTCCGTTTGCTAAACGTCGGTTTGATTGAAAGAACGCCTCACGGTAGTTAGTGAGCGATGAGCCAAGAGAGAGACCTTGGTCGAGCAGATAGACCTGCGACCACAGGTCTTCAAGACCGTTAGGGGCGGGGGTACCTGACAGGAGAACCATTCGTGAGATCTGAGGACGCACTGCGCGAATTGCTTTAAAACGCCGCGACGTGGGGTTTTTAAAACCCTGCGACTCATCGATGATGACCGTTGGGAAAGGCCAGATGGGTGTTGGAATCTTCTTGCGATCACGTGGATCAAGGGGCGGGAGCCAGGTGACGAGATCATAGACGAGTTCTTGGTTAATGAACCACAACGTTGGTGGAGTGGCTGGATCCAAGACTTCGGCATAACGCTCTAAGCGTTGCTTACGTGAAAGTTGATGATCCTTCTCATCGACGATCAATGAGCGTGCCCGAACAGGAACGTCCCACTTTTCGATCTCGGAGATCCATGACAGCCTCGCGATCTTGATTGGTGCAATAATCAGTGTGTGACCACGCGGTCCAATCTGGGTGAGAGCATGGAGCGTTGCGAGTGACTTACCACCTGACATATCCAGAAAGACGCCTGCATAGGGCCTCGTCTGTATGAACTGCGAGGCCGCAGCTTGCTGATCCATGAGAGTGGGGAAAGCCATGCTAGGTCTGTCCTTTCTGATAATCGATGGTTATTGGTAACGTCATTCATCCTTAATTTTGCATCCGAGGGGTTTAATGACAGAGATGATGTCGCTGCCCATATGCTCAAGGACGGAGAGTACGTCGTAGGGACTGTTGTTGTGGGTGACTTTGTATTTTAGACACGCTTTGTTCATTGCATCCAAGATATCAACAAGCATGATCGAAAGCGGGAACGTCAGGTTATCTTCGTTCCAGATCGTAGGGATGGTCTTTAAGATAAAGCCGTTGCTGGCAAGGAACTCACGATCTTCACCGTTTAAACGCATGGCAGCTCGGATCAGGGCTTCGCGGAAATCAGCGATCTCATCCCCGGGAAGTACGTCTTTACCTTCGAACCAGAACCTCAAGAAGGTATCGACTCTCTGATCGTGCTCATCAAGGATGTAGTGAGTATGGGGATCATGGTTGGTATCGGTGAGGTAGGTGACTGTATTCGTCATATTGTGCATGATTTCTCCTTATTTGACATTGATGGGTGGTGTGGTAATATGAGTGTTAACAGATTTGGTTTACTGGTCCTCCAGAGCTGTTAACAATTTCGTTATATGGACTATCACCTCGGGATGGGTTGGTTGGTCGTATTCGTTTTTGTTCCTTTCTGGTATCACCCCGGCGCACCTGCGGAGAGCGTCGGGGTGATACTTTTTGTATCGCCTGTTTGCATTACTTTCGAGGACGTCTCAGCTCTCGTTTCTCCTGTTTGGTCAGCGAATTGTTGTGACGAACATACATCTTCGCGGCGTGGCGAAGAGCTATGCATGTCCACATCCACTCAGGAGAGATGTTCAAAGGCGGCTGATCCTCGGGACAAACAATTGTCGAACCTTGAACGGCCATGTCTCCGATAACAAAGAACATGTCCAACAGTTGCGTGAACGGTGGCTGTTCTCTGTCTGGAGAAACCGTGTGTGCAATCTGGGTCAACATCTCTTTGATGGTGGGTTCCCACATGTTATCAGGGACGTTAAGACGTACCCATCGCATCACGGCTGGCCTGATATCGAGAAGGAACTGTTTCATGTTCCATCGATAGATGAGTGCAAACTTTTCGCGCTCAGACATATCAAGGAACTGCGCACATTCACTGTAGGAGACCTTCGGTTGGATGAGAACGCTGTTCATGATGTCTGTATCTTGCGATTGAAAAGTCACCGTCTGGATACGGTCGCCATACACAGTGACAGACGAAGGCGCAAGGTGACATTCGAACGCAAAGTTCGCCCGGCCAAGAGGATCATTCGGCCAAAAGAACGAGAGGTTCTTATGGTCTTGGTCAATGGTGGTTACGAACATGCTGTACCGGGATAAGCGCTTTTTACGGTTGATCACGTCTTGGTATGACAGCGGGCCTCGTGTCTGCATATGCGTGTCCGATCAGTCAGTGCGAAATCGTCTTGATGCGATCGGGCCTAAAGCCCGTCCAGAACGTGTAGTCGCAATAGCGCGGCTCAGGATCATCGTCGGAAATGGCGCTGACGCGAGCCATGACAACTGGTGCAGCCTGAGCTTCGAGAACGGTCGTGCAAAACTCGTACGGAGTCTTGTAGCCCTGGTCGGTGAGCCGGATTGACATGTCTTCAAGGTTCACCTCGTGAAACGAGATGCCGCCGCGTGTCAACAATCGCTTGGTTTGATCGCATTGCACGCAATTGGACTTAGAAAAGACGATCACATCGTGATCAATGATTGATTCATGAGTTGTTTCGGTAGTCATGTAAAAACCTCAAATCTGGTTGTATGTAGATAGTTCTTGGATAATATCGTCTACATCTTCTCTGGTATGAGCGACATAGACGTGTGCTCCGGCGCGGCGCATCAGTGTGATGACTCTGATTTGTTGACGCCGCACGGAGCCGACGTCGCTTTTTGTTTCGACGAAACAGGTTCTTTTCGGAGTGACGATGATCTGATCGGGAACCCCTCGCATACCGGGGGAAGTGAACTTTGCGGTCCACCACCCCCGGTGTCGACATTCGTCGACGAGGTAGCCCTCAACGTAGTGCTCAGGGCGTCCCATTGGCGATTACTTCCTGCTTATGAGCAGTGTGCCAACGGATGCGAGCACGGTCAGATGGCAGAGGATCAGACATCGCTCCGCACGAACACATGGCTCGTCCGGTGATGGTTGTCTGGTCATCTGGTCCGACCTCGGGGTAGATCCGATCTGCCCATTTGGTGAAAGGCTTCCCTTCTGCGATGAGGGTGTGACCCTTCACGCGCATCTGTTTGTGGGCGGTCATGAGTCGCTCCTTTCTGTGTTATCCGATTCTTGTGTATCGGTATCGCGGGTCTCAGCTTCTGGAATCTTGTTCATCCAGTTCGACTCGAAGGACTGCGCGAACATCTGTGCGTAGGTCTCAAGATCGAGTTGATCGATGAGAGCGCGGCGTTGATCCTCGCTCAGGCACATGAGATCGTGGTTGACGATGAGCATGTGCCAGGTTGGTTCGATACCCGTGATCTTACGCGTGGTGATGTCTTGATCCGATGGAGCCAACTGAATGCCGTGGCGGTGAGCCGTCATAGCATCAGGAGCATAGCCGTTTGCGATCATGATTGCATTAGCTACTGCATCGGTGCGCACGACAGATGCGTCGCCTCGCTTGTGGCGAGACTCAGCCGTTGTCGCACTGACCTTCCATGCCCCCGCTGCTCCCAAGGAGACAGCTCCGGGTGTGCCTGGTTTCACCACGAACACACGGTTGTAGTGCTGGAGCGCCCTGAGGCCCCGAATAGTCTGCGCACTGTTATCAGTTCCCTCGAGGATCGGATCACAGGCGTAGTGGAACGTCAGCATACTCGGAGAAGCTGCGATCACGTTTTGGAACAAGAGCAGGGCTTCCACCGAGTCCTTCTGATGCGCAATTGCCTTCATGATCTCGTAGGCCACAGATGGATCAACGGTGCGGTTAATCGCATCTGGATCAGACACTGCAATGGAGCGCAAATACACAGCCATTGCTCGGTCAAGGGCAGCTGGGTGTGCCAAGGAGTTCGTCGGTGTTGGCTTGCGCCAGCACGCCAGCGAAGATCCTGATGCACTGAGAATCTTTGCATCCTGGGGCCGAATCGTCCCATCCGCCTGAGCAGGTGGTAGGGACAATTCGATCCGGTTGTTCGAATCCTTTGAGACGAGAAGAAGTTCTTCGGGTTCGATCAAGACGTGAATGCGCTGCGATTGTTCATCGAGAACGCGATTGTTTGTCTCCAGATCAATGTCTGCTGAGTACAAACCATCGGTGTTCGTCGAGATGATACGCGCACCCTCAAGGGTTTGAGCCTGCCCGATCATCCACGAGAACAACTGTCCAATCAATCGCATAGAGATGATCATGTTGTTCATGCGGATGGGAGAACCTTCGAACTCAGTGTCGCCTGCGCCCGATGCACTGTTGAGCAAGAGTTTGACGCCGCTTCGCTTGGAGGCGAACATCTCTCGTTCCTCAGCGGTGATCGAGGGATCCTTCATCAATCGACCGAAACGTTCCTTGTCCTGGTAGAGCTTACCGTAACGGTCCTCACCCAGGGCCTCGTTGTAGAACGCGGACAAGTTGGTGAGCAGGAGTGGGTAGTACGACGAGAAGTCCTCGTGAACAGCCGTGGCGATCGATGTCATTGCATAGGCTGGGTCCAACTTGTTTGACCCGTCGCTGCGCATGACAAACAGTTCCTTGTTGCGCACAGGCTTGAAGAACGCGCCTCGCTCAGGGTTGGGCGAAGACTTGGTCATCAAGACCTGCTGCCATGGAATCACCTGATCGTTAGGTAGGGTGACGCGAATCTGCTTGCGGATCGCCAGAGCTTGCTCTGGTTCGGGTAGATCACGGACACCCAGAGTATCAATGAGGGTGTCAATGAGATCTTGCAGCGCACGAGCCTCAGCGTTGTGGTCCTCGAAAAGGGCCAGGTTTGCTTCGGCTCCGTGAATCCCGCCTGTCGAAAAGGTTGCGAAACACGATGTCGGCGAGCCGTCTTTTCTAAAGTACGGGATATTCGTCGGTCGCTTAGGAATGTCACTGAGTTTGTATGCGGTGATAACCCCATCATCGTCAACACTGTTGCATTCTGGGTCGAAACTGTAGTCGGATGCATACGCGTCCGATCCGTTAAAGTTCTTCCCACGAATGCTTGCGTAATAGGCGTATACCTGGTCGAAAGCTGCGCGAGCCTTGGCGTCTTCAATACTTTCGTAGAAGAAGGTTTTCGCCAGTTCGAGAACATCGAACTGCTCAATACCCAGTTCTTGCGCTCGCTGCTTCGATGGGTACATGAAGGACACGGTTTTGATGTCCTTCAATCGCTCATACGGAGCAAGAACACGCGCAACGAACTTCGCCGACGTTGAATCAGGGGTGAGCCTGTCGTATCGCACGCGGCTGGGTTGGCAATCCGGCTTTGACTTGGAGCCTCGAACTGCGTCGTACACGGTCTCGGGGTAATCGACCATCAAGGCGTGCTTGAGGTCGAATCCGCCCGAATAGGTCGGGTGATCAGCCAGGTGAGCAAGGTTGACAACATCGCTGACGTTGTATGCGATGAGTTCAATCAGATCATCCATCGTTTCGATGGTGGTTTTGTTGCTCAGTCGGTCAGATTCGAGAATCTGAAAGCCGAGCATCCCAAGCAAACGCTTGAGACCCACGCGTTGCTGCTTCTCATTGAAGCGCGCGATATCGAGATGGCGACCCGATTGGATCATAGCCTGCCTGATGAGATACGCCGACCCTTTGCTGCCCTTACCTTTGGAAACATTCGTTGACCTCAGATACGAGGGCATTTGACGAATGTAATCATCGGCAAACAGCATGTCGTTGTGCCTGCGAATCTCAGCGGCTGTCACAGGAATGGTTGAGCGCTCAAAAGCGAGTTTGCAGGTGTTTAACAAACCCTCACCGATACGACGCTTTTCTTCGTCTGTTGATGCCACCATAGCAAGTTCGCGAGCTGTGCGGATGGGGTCTTGCGTCCGTTCCATCACGCTTGCCAAGTAGATGCTCAGCATAGTCGTATCGTAGTTCGCCGAGTTGTACCCACACAGGAACGGGTGGACTTCGGGGTCGTACTGTGGGTCTGTATCGCATACGGGGCGATACATGGACAGGTACGTACTACGAGACGTGGGGTCGCTCACAGGGGATGCATCGCTGAGTCCAAAGATGCGAGCCAAAAGGTGGTTTGCTTCCCATGTGCTCAGGTTATGCAAGTGGAGCGTGGGAATTTCACCAGGCTTCCATAGCTTCGCCCATGCTGGGTTCCGCTTGGCGATAGCAAAAAGCACCGCTTTGTGATTAAGGGGGTGCTGACGGAGTTCGTCGCCAACAGGGGTTCCTCGGTCAACGAGATAGAACACGTCGAGAGCGCGGGTTTCTCGGTCGAAAAGAGCGATGGTGAAAACGTTGGCTAATGACTCGATATCCCAGAATTGGAAGCGAGCGCGTTTGTAGGTGGTCCGCCTCATAGAAGTTGCCTCCTTTCGTTCAAGTGTTAGAAAAGCGTGAGCTGGCGTTGCGTGGGCCGATAATTGTCGATGTACTCTTCCACGGCACTTTCAGGGCTATCGGCGTAGATACCACAGAGGGTGTCGTAATCCGGGTGGTCGGGGGAGACGACCCACACATCACCGCGTGCCCAGGTCTCAAAAGTGTCGATGTGACCCATAGCGGAGCCGTAATCGTTCCTCACAGCAGCAATAACGGTGAACCAGCTGGATTGGCTGGTGTGACACGTTGTCATCTCGATTCCATATGAGGGGTGATCTAGTTTGGCGTTGTGAATCCAGGCTTCCAACCATTCGGTCGAGATGTCGCTTGGGTCATCGATGTCGTGTTTCTCCATGGCCTGAAGAAGATCGTTGATCACAGGGTTATCGTCATAGTCATTGATGTTGTTTGTTTGTGTATGCCGATCTGCATTGATGACAACCAATGCTGCTTCTTCATGGGTGAGCCATGAGCGCGGGTCTTCTGCATCGGTGTCTTGGTAAACGGTGTATTCCACGCCGTCATCATCGGTGTAGACGTCATCGAGACGGATGTAGCCTGATTGCTGAGTATGAGTAAGAGTCATGGCGGGAGCCTTTCTAGATATGTGGGTGTGTGATAGGGGAGCGACCCCTGCTCGGTGGATGAGACAGGGGTCGCATCGCGAAGTGATGATCATGCGGACAACATGTCATGGGATGATTCATCGTCTTCATCGATCTCGTTTAGGAGATCGTCGCTGCACGCGCTTGCTCGCAAGAGACCTCGTGTTGAGACCGGCATATTGTGCGGGGTTCCGACTTTGCGGATTGAACCGTTCACGGGCTGGATGTCAAACCATTGGTCGAGGTTGTATTCCACGGCCAAAGGTTCTTCCCCAAGGATACGGTTTTTCGTGCGTACAGCTGCTGGGGTAACAAACCATCCGTAATCTAAATCTTCTTGGAGAATCAGAGTGAAGTGTTTGATGAACTTGTTGGATCCCAGGGGCCTGCTTGATGGCTGCTCTTTGCTGAGCCATGCTCGGTAAAGAGCATAGAGGAATTTCCAGGGAAGGAGATCCCATACCAATTGATCGAGAAATTCTTCAGCGAAAGCGCGTATTGGGTCATTTTCGATCTTGTATTCTCGCAACGCGATCCTGATAGCCTTCGGTTCAGACAATTCGTAGAAATTTCCGTTAAGTACACGATGAAGGACATATTCAAGCACCTCAGTGCGATGCATGTAGTCCTGCTTGATGTACTTACGTTCGGCTCCGGTGAAGCTCTTGTCAAAGGGGATGATGAGCTGTCTGCGATATAGAGAGCCGGACTTATCACGAAATTTGGGTGTGTCATTGACGCATTGAACCATGAAGCCTCGGAACTGATACGCGATAGGGGTTTTACCCTTGCGGTTAATCAAGAGGACGTCATTGGTGATGACAGCCTTGAGGTTTGCCGCTTTATCGACATATTCGCCCACGTCATTTTCATCGACGAGAACGGCGTTCGTTCGAATGAGAGGCTCAAGGTGGAAATCTTTACCGAAATCGGCAACGGAGATGGATGTCCAGGCGCGCTCACCGCATAGATTGCGCATGAGGGTCAGGAGTGTACCTTTACCGTTGTTACCAACCTCAGAGAGGAACCACGCTGTTTTATCCCAGGCGACGTTTGGCCTGATGATGGCGGAGAGAATTTCCCATAAAAGCGCGACGATCTCAGGGTCATCGTTGAGGTCAGTCATCCAGGATTCGATGTCCCAGTCGGTGCCATCGGCGTCGTTATGGATAACGGGGTTGACGGCGTTCTCATTGTAATTAACCGCTGATTTTGCCGTGAAGACGATCTCAGGGGTGAATGGGAGCAGTGTCTTGGTTTTATAGTCGAAAATACCGTTGTTCACAGCAATGAGATCACGATTGGTACTGACCATGACGCGGGGTGCGTTGTCTTTGAGCATGTCGATCACATGGTCAAGTTCTTTGGGTGAAATCGAATAATTATATTCACGAGCAAGTACTCGGATCGAGACCTCATCGGTGACGTAGATGCCGTTGTCTGGACCGTGGTCCATGTATACGGCGAGCACGTCGTAGTTGGGGTCTGTGTTCTTGTCCGAGAGCATGATGCGAACGATTCGATTTCGCTTGAGCATACAGTCAGCGATCACAGCTGGAGTGAGTGTGCGTAGTGTCTGGTAGGCGCGCGATCCTTTAAGGCCGTATTGCGTATTCTCAGAGATCAAACGGTTGTTAATCCGGTTGAGCAGGTGGAACTCCACGTTTTGCGCACTTAATGTTTCTTGATGTTGGGTCGCAAAGAATAGTTCGACCTCATCGCTAATCAGTTGGTTGATCGGTGGGATCATCGCCTGATGAGTTGCTTGCGACGGGGCGTCATGCGGTGTTGCATTATCCGTCATTGCCACCCCACCTTTGCGGTTGAGGCGACAGAGGAAAGAGTGTACGTGGGAAGCAGCATGTGTGGGACCTTCTTTCGCAATGTCAGGGTATAAATCGTGGAACTTTGATCATGTGGGATGATCGGAGTCTCTTCATACACCAAAGGAATCGTATATCATTTCGAGCCGCTCCGCAAGTTCATGCGGGCGGCGGTAAGCATCAATCATGCTACCTGTTTTTGTATTCGGGCACTACCTCTCGACGCGCGATAGCGCGTATTCGTGAGGTGCAATAGCTCATAGTCTATTAACGCGTCTAAACGGGCTTTAGAGGCTATGAAAACAAACTTAGGTACCCACATAGCTCCCCGTCCTTCTCAGGGCTGTAGAGAGGCTCCTGAGTGCGTTCTCGTGGGTGGGGAGATTCGTCAGTGGGGTTCGAGTCCTATGTTGACGAGACTCGGTGAGCAGTGGTCATGAAACCGGATGCGCATAGGACGCCCTAAACGGCTGTTTAAAGCCACGAACATTCATTTGTGCACCCACATAGCTCCCAGCCTCTGTTCGGGCCGTAGAGAGGCTCCCAGGTGCCTTCTCGTGGATGTGGGGCTTCTTCGGCGGAGCTTTATTCTCATATCGGGGGAGCAGGCGGGCCTTTGAGAGAGGTTGTAGCAGTTTTTTCTCAGTTGTAGCATTTGTTAGAAAATATCTGCTACAGGACTTTTTGGCGGTATATCAACGAAAGTATTATATATGTATTTATTCTTAATAAATATCTGCTACATAACTTTTCATTGATATACCAATGATAAATCACGTTTGTAGCACTTGTAGCACGGATTTTAATCACTATGTGCCCGCGCCCGCACATACACGCGTGATACTCTCCGATGAGGTAGTTGTCAACCCTGAGAGGGGTGGCTGTTCGTATTCTGAGATAGTTATTTGACAGATGCGTCGAGCATGGTGTATCACGCGCGCATACACGCGCACATGCGCGCTTTGTAAAAATGAGGCCAAATTCGCGCTACATTTGCTACAACTGCCATCTTTCGTTGCAATTGGAACGAAAAGTGTTGTAGCACTTGGTGTTTTGCGTGTATCGGTTTTTGTTACACCTTTTTGTTTTCCTTGATATTCTGCGGAAAATGAGGGTGTCGCATGTAGCGCCTTTTATAGCTACATTTGCTACGTCTTTGATTTTGTCTGTTTTTGGGTGACGGCTGTCACATTTGCGTATGTTGTTGTATCGTCAACATATGCCTTGATTTTTGCATTTTGTGTTTGGAATCACAGTGCGCCTCATTGGTTTTGAACCCGTTTTTGGCTCAATTTTTCTGTTCTGTGGTAGAAATCACAAACGGCCTCGTTGTCAGTTTTGCGATTTGTTGTTGCAGTGCTTTACCTGATCGTATATGCTTTTGTATGTCAGGTTGATTCGGGTTCGTGGGACACCGAGATTCAGGACGATGTGGGACTGCACATGCACAGACGAACGGGAGCTGGTGGGACGGCTCCCGTTCGTTTTTATGTGTGATGCAGTGGCAATGATCCACGCGATGATAAAACAAGGGCCACCCCGTTTGGGATGGCCCTTGTTCTTTTCGCGAAAGAGGCCCCTTGGGGTCTCGGGTCTAATGGCTGTGGGCCTGCAACGGCCACAGTGAGCTACGATCTGCGCAACGTGTGGTTTTGCGCATTTGCGCCTGAGCCTTAGCTTGTGCACGTGCGCGCTTCTTAGCGCGGTGCTTAGCGGGGTTCCATCGTAGAGAATGGTAGTCGGCCCATCGTTCGTCGTAGGCTTGGCGCTGAGCTTGGAGTTCAGCTCGCGTGAAACCATCGTTTGCTTGCCGTTCTCGCCACAGTTTGTATTCAACCGAGGTGACATCTGGCATTGCATAGACGAACTCTACCGCGTAGACGCGTGCTCGCTTGAGGAAGACGACGCGCTCCCGGATGAGGATCGCGTGGCGGTAGCGTAGACGATCTTTGATCATGTAATACGCCAAGCTACCGAGCAGTTCATCTTTCGTCTGTTTTGGATCGCGGCTGTAGAGCACGTGGCGGATGATCGCATTCGGCGTGTCATCCATAGGCTCACTACCTTGATCAGGCGCTGGCGGATTCCATGGACCGAGATTCTTCGGCAGCGTGGGAACGACGACGTTTTGCCGGTTGTCGTACACAAGACCGTGTTGAATGATCATGGTCTTACTCCTTTCGCGCCTTGATATAGGCCGCGTCAACTACCGCGATGATGAGCATCACGGCTTGTCCCTGCCCAGCGGTGATGGGAGCCGATTAAGGTTTTCGGTTCCTCCCGCTTTTGTCACCCTTACGGGCTGGCCGAACATCATAGGGACGGTTGACTACGCCCCACCCAAGTCAGACCTTGTCCGACTGGGATTCAACGAGACTCTGATATCCGAGCCGTTGAATGTTCATCGCGGCCACACGATCATCATTAGACCTGTAGCCACAGTTCGAGCAGTGGTATTCGTGCAACCGCTTATTCCTGTTCGCCTTGCATACCGTGCCGCATTTCGGGCAGGTCTGACTCGTATGACGAGGGTCGACCACAATGACGGAATGCCCGGCCTTTTTAGCCTTGTACTCAATCATCTGGCGCAATTGGTAAAACGCCCAACTGACTTGCACATATCGGTCTTGCATGCGGACTTTTTCGGTTGCGTGACGAACACCTTCGAGGTTTTCCAACGCAAAGAGCGTGGGCTTTGACTGTCGGCTGACGAGTGCCTTAGAGACCTGATGGTTCACGTCTCTCATCCAACGGTTTTCTCTCCTGCCAACGTTCTTAAGCCTGCGTCTTGCGCTGCGCGTCCCCCTCTTTTGGAGAGAGGCGCGTAGCCTCTTGTAATGCTCGCGCTTGCTTTTCACCTCCTTCCCGTTATAGAAGTCGGTGCGCCCGTCACCGTCGTAGCTGGTGGCGAGGAAACGAATACCTAAGTCCACTCCGACCACTTGCTGCGGTCGGGTCGGTTCAGGTAGTTCCACGGTGCTAGGAATAAGCAGGAACCATTTCTCGTTCCGGTTTAATAGTCGGGCTGTGCCGAACTTACCGTGGCGGTACGGCTGCGGCATGTGAGTCCAGTCAACGGGAACTTTGATTCGCCCTTCAAGAGTGTTTACGCTTAATCTACCATCTTTGAGGATGCTATAGTCTCTGTTCCATACGAGGTCGTAGCCGGGGGAATGGTATCCCGGGTGTCTGGTCACCCACGGACTTCCATGCATGGCTTGGATTGTCCGGTAGTTCCCGATGACACGGTTTATAGCGGAACATGCCATTTGCGCACCGACATGATATTCGTCGCGGAGCCTACGGTAAATAAGCTGGTTGAGTGTTTTCTGGTTGAGCGTCCTATGCTCCCACGCTGTCTTGCTGGCCATGTTGCAGCAGTCGAGGTAAGCGGAGCATGTATCGGAGAGTGTCTTGGATTGGTCGGGAGTCGTTTCGACACGCACCGCGTAGGTGAGCGTGTTAAGCATGTCGCTCCTCCCTTACCTGACATTAGTTTCAATAACAGTTATTATAATAACATCTTATTGAAAGATCCTCGCCAAAAAATCGTGAGAAACTTTTGTTTCTTCACTTCCAACCCCGGTTCGTACTGTGTACGGACCGAGAGGTGAGCCGGTCGAGTTCGCTCCGACCTGGCGCACCTCCCATTGTTCTACTTTTCAGAATAGAACACCCCGTGTCTGTCTATATCACTGTCATCCAGACGCATCCATAGTACCCACAGTGCGGAAACGATGAGAGCTGTCGCTAGTGCTTCTACTACGCTCAATGTGCTGAGGGTTGGAGTATGCGTGGTAAACGTGAGGACGTTGAACAGCATGTGGATTCCGATGCATTGCATCAGGCTGTGTGTTTGCTCGTACATGTAACCGCACGTGATCCCAAGGGGTAGCGTGAGGATGATCTGCACGATGTTGCCGTGCAGAAGCGCGAATAGACATGCCGAGAGTGCAATTGTTACTGGTGCTGAAAACTGTTGTCGCATGATGGGGTAGACAAACCCTCGCATCAGCGCTTCTTCACCGATTGGCACGATAAGGATGCTCAGCGTTGCAAGTGCTGCGATGGGTACCTCGTCTGTGATGTTTTGGATCGGTGATGGTGCGTTCAGTGCGTTCTTTGCCAATAGAGCGATAGTCGCTGCACTCAGATAAATCGCTATGGTCCCTAGTATTGCGGCTAAGACATCCATTGATAATCTCCACCACGATTTGCGGATCTTCGCGATGAGTGGTGAGTTGGCGTGACGCTTTCGCCAGATGATGACGTATGTGGCAGCTGTAGTGTTGGTGAACGTAAGTGTGAAAATCACTTTGTGCGTGAGAGCGTAGAGCACCGTCATGGTCACGACGTATGCCGCAATAGCTCCGCCAGCCGTGAGTAGGATACGCATTTTGTTTGGCTGCGGGCGCGATTGTGGGTTGTTGCTCATGAGGTTCCTTTCTGAGGGGCTGCGCAAGGGGGTGGCATTTCACCACCCCCTTGCTTATGTGGTGCGGGGTTATCGCTCCGTGTTTTCGACCTCGTGGTCGATGATCCCTTGTAGCGTGGTACGCCCAGCAAAGGTATTGAGACCTAATGTCACCCTGAAGCGACATGTGGTGTCTTTGATATCCTTGCTGTTCTTCCGCTCCATGAGACCTGGTGCGGCGTCCGCTCTGTTCCACCACAAGAGAGCGACGCCTTCTGGCGTTGTGATCTTGAGGTGTTGGTTGTCGTTACCGAGGGTATTGATCGAGCACATCGCGAGGTTGATCACCATGTCGACGGGCGGGGCTGGGAAACCATGACCGAACGGCGCGAGTTTCTTGACATGATCCATGTACTGCGTAATCGCTTGGATTTCATCAAGAGGTGCATCTGCGTCTGCACTGAGACCAAGGGTCAGAGCAGCTGGATCATCATGGATGAGAATACCTTGCTGAGCGATCACAGCATCGCGCTGCTTGGGCACGAGGTAGGCCAGAGCATCGCATAGATCCGATGGAGAGGGTGCGTGGACGCCACAGGCGAACTCGTGACCCTGAGCACCCATCTTAGGATTACCCACAGACGCGAGCTGCTCAATGATCGGGAACCATGTGGGGGAGCGCATTGATCCCGAGCATGATCCGTCACTATGGATATGAACCACTGCCACAGGATGTCCATGCATGAGCATGAGGTTTTGCGCGATGAGACCGAGCATTCCTGGTAGAGCATCCGTGACAAACACGTACGGTGCCCAGGGTTGGTCACTGTCCATGATGTCGCTTAAGATCTCACGCACCTGTTGTTTACGCGTTTCGTTGTATTCAACGAGGCGCTCAGCCGCTTCCTTTTGTTCGTCGAGGGTGTCAGCCGTGAAGACTGCGAACCCTGTCGTGTAGTCTCCGTCCACACGGCGGGTTGCGTTGAACGCTGGAGCTACCGAGAACCCATAGAGTTGCTCATCCACTCTGTCATGCGTTGCTCCAATTGCTTGGAGCAAGAGGTTCATCCCTTCAAAGGCTCGCATGTACACCGGGTGGTGGTTTTGAGAGCGGAGCATGGAGAGCAGAGTAGGGGTTCGATCGATGTCGAGGCTGAGGCCATCGAACTCATCTGGTTCCTCGTATTGAGATTTCTTTCTCGGCGTGTAGCTCGGTTCAGGTGCCCCAATGAGCAAACGGGTGAACATGAGCGCTTCACGTACGAGATCTCGGTTTTCATAAACCAGACCCATGACGTCGGCTACCGTTCCGATCCCAGCGAAGGTTTTCAGCCACGTGATCGACGAGAGAGCATCCGGGTGGTAGACGGACGCGTATCGTTCAACGAGCTGGTATGCAACGTGCGCTCCGCAAATCTCTTTGTTTGGATATGTCTCATCGCCACGATTGGGATTGATGAGAATATGCGCGTCAGATTTGCCCTCTTCCACATGGTGGTCGGTCACGAAGGTGAGGAGACCAATGTGGTTAGCATAGGTGAGCGCATCACGACTGTTGGTTCCAGCATCGCACGTGATGATGGCTGCGGTGCGCGGGAACTGCTGCATAACAGTTTCAATGACTGAGGGTTGAATCTCGTGGCCCAAGTGGTAGTCCGGGACGTGGAGATTGGTTTTCACACCCATTTCACTCAGGCCCGCGTACAGGATGGTTCCTGCGCAAATACCGTCTGTGTCAAAGTCTGGAACGATCGTGATCTCTTGATCCTGCGCTCGCATCATTTCTAGAGCCATGACCATACGGTCAATGTCTTTGAGCAGGGGATGGTGAGGGTCATTGATTTCTTTGAGGTACTGATCAGTCCAGCCCATCCGTTCGCGCACACGGTTGAACAAGTCTTCGCCGTTTACGCCGAACATTGACTCATCGATGTCAAGCGGGGGTGAGTCTTGCTGTGAAGTCATGTGGTGGTGTCTCCTTTCGTTGATATTGATGTCGTGATACCAAAACCCCGTAGCGCGGTAATGAACCGAGCTACGGGGTTTTAGTGTATGTGTGGATCAGGAGCACATGTAGCGACCGTTACCCACAACGAAGCACTTCATTCCAGGCTTGAGTTGATCTTTGCCGATGCTGTGTTCGTAGGTCCATTTTTCGAATTCGGCGTCGGATTTGATTGGGGGCTGACTGCCGCCAGAGTTAGAACCACCACCGTTAGAGTGGGATGATCCACCAGTGGAGCCGGAGTTAGAACCACCACCAGAGTAGGATGATCCACCACCGTTAGAGTGCGAGCGCGCCTGAGATCCGCCGGTCGAACCGTAGGAGCGAGCCGAGCCACCGTTAGAGGATGCACTCTGTTGGGTGGAGCGAGAGGCAGCAGCCGCCTCAGCAGCCTTAGCTTCACGGTAGGTGTTCTCAGCGTTCTTGAGGGACTCTTGAGCCTTCTTGATGTCCTCGGCCTTCTGGTCAACCTCCTTCGCCTTCGCGATGGAAGCAACAGCCTCGTCGTAAGAGGTAGCAGTCACCGTGGTGGAGAGGCTGTGGGATTCGCCTTCAACGTTCTTGAGAGCGTCGTATACACCCTTGATGTTTCCGTCCGATGCCATCTGCGAGTCGTTATCAACAGCCCCGATCTCTCCAGCTGCGTCCTGCTGAGCCTGCGCAAGCTTGGCCTTTGCAGCATCCATGGTGGAGTTTGCTTCATCGGTTGCCTTGGTCAGGCGGTATGCGTCGCGAGCATTAACGAAAGACTGAGTCTTGTCGTCAACAGCCTTGACAGCTGCTTCTGCATCGGTGACATCCTGCTGGCTCAGGCACTTGCCCTGTTCTGCGTGCGCTTTTGCGGCCTCAGAGGTCTTGGTTTCGTCAGCCTTGGTGATTGCGTCGTTTAGCTCAGCGGTTGCGCTCTGTCCCTCGGGAGCAAGAGTGAAGCCCTGGGTATGTGCAAGACGTGCGCCTTCGCCTTCCTTGACGGACTCATCAACGGTAGCAAGTGCGTCGTGAGCCTTGGCAGTGGACTGATCCAGCTGGGTCAGCTTGTCAGCGAAAGCTACGGCGCGAGCCTGGCATTCCTTCTGGTGCTGGATGCGCGAGGTGATAACAGCGCCTGCGATACTAGCCAGAACCAGAACCGCTGCAACGATGGCTGCAATGATCTTGTTTCGCTTAGACCACAGCTTGGGGTTGGTGAAATGAATCTTAGGGGTTTTCATGGTTGTTCTCCTTGATGATGATGATGTCTGTGTTGGGGTGAGGCTGTCAGATCACCCTCATCAAGGGTGTTCTTTGAGATCTTTTGTGGGCCTCAGTTGGAAAGTTTAGCGGTTGCGATGACCCTGATATAGGTGTCTGGATCATTGTTTGCTCGGACCATCCGGTATTCGGGTGGGAGCATGAGTGTGATCATCACGTCTGGATGGACGGCTTGACCGTCGTCATCTCGGCGCGTGAGTTCGTCTTGGATAGCGACGAGAATGTTCTCGTCGTTTGGAACGAGAGCGATTCCTTCTTCTGGCTTGATAGCCAGAGTTTCAATGGCTGGAACCATCACGACAACAGGAATATTTTCATTCGTGATGTTCGTGAGCATATCTTCGTCTTGTACGAGCGTGGCGTTGTAGCCATGCTTGTTTGCCCAGCCGTTGAGGTACAGGCTGTTTGTCACGATAGTGACGTCTTGTTCGTTTTCAGCCGAAGAGATTGCCTTCTTCGTTTCTTCGATAGTATCGGCAATCGTTTCTCCAAGCTGGAACGTTTGAGTGCTTGGTTCCGTAACGACCATGATGGTCATTTGTTGCTTTTCGGCATCGTGGTCCTGAGTCATGCGGGACTCCTGTCTTTTCATCGGGTGTTTTCGTGGTTTTTATCTGGTCATCTATAAACCACGATATGTCTCTATGAGCGTGCTCGGCTCGCCCCTGGCGAGCTGCTTCAACCTGATGAAATCATTACAGGAATCATTTCTTGATTCAGAATAGAACCCCGGTGTCTCCGGTAGGGACACCCGACTCCTTCCTTTGTGTGGCATTTTTGATGCGATGAAGAAAGGTTTTGTTCCATTGGTTTTCATCCAATGGAGCCTTTCTTTTGAGCGATTTATGAGCCTCATGGCGAGATGTGTACGTATGTCATGTCGGCGCGATGAGCGCGGTATGTACACAGTCTTGATCCATGTTTTATGCCAACTGTGTTTGGCGGGGCACATGCATTTATATGGGTGATGCACCCTCTGGGTTTTCAGAGGATGCACCACCAGTGGCCCCACCACTTTTCTTATGAGCATCACTTGTGTGATACCTGTGGTGACATTCGGTGCAACCTCTGGTTGTGCCATTGTCTGATCCGACTGTTTGCTACTTCCATGAGCCTGTGTTTTTGAGCTGACCTCAAAAACAGGGGTTCTCTTTTACGTCAACAGGCGGTGCTATCAGGGTCGAAGCAATGAGACCATGACTTGTCTGATACCGAAGAGGGTGTTTTGCTCTTTGCGACCCTCTTGGGTATCTGTATCCACGACGATTGGGGCACAGCTTTGTGGGTGTTCCCCGCAAAGCAACGACATGTGGTCCATCGCCGTGGTACGCGGGTCTCATTACCGAGACCCGGTGACACAGACGGGAGTCTGGGTCGTGTTTCAAGCGTCTGGAACAGACGCGCAGAAGGGCACCCGGAACAGC